ATAGCAAATACAGCTCCAAACTTGGACAGAGCCTCAATTTATAGACGAAGAGGCTGTAAAGCTTGGAGCTGTATTTGCTATATCTATTCGCGGAGCTTCTCACATGAACTTCGATGCTAAGGGAAACTTGGTTGGAAGTAGTACGGATAGTGCGAAGAGTCATAGGAGAAAGAAATGAAACGCTCTGAAGCATTAGAAGAGATACGTAAGATACTTGCTATGAACGGCAAGGAGGATGGAATGGGAGAACTAGAAGAAGCTATTTTACATCACTTGGAGAGCTTGGGGATGCGTCCTCCATTAACGACAGCAAAACCTTTTGATTTTACCAATACTGGATTTACACAAGAATTTTTGGACGAGCATGAATTTAAAGTGAATAGATGGGAGTCAGAAAATGATTGAAGTATTATATTGTCCAATCAATAACGAGCTATTGTTATTTACAGGAGCATTCGAGTTTGACGTAAAAACAAAGACCATGATCATATACTTACAAACAAAGCGTAAACGTATTAAGATAGTAGAGGCGAGTCAGCTCGTGAGTATAGGTTGGCTATGAAAGTATTGAATATATACTAGAATGGAGAGAGTAAATGAGTAAAGAATACATACTAATAGATAGTGATAAGTTACTACAAAAAGCTCTAGACCATCTTGAGCAACATTCTATTATAGCGTATGATGTTGAGTCTACGGGACTAAATGTACGTAAGGATAGAGTTATTGGTATTGCATTTACTGGCAAAGAAGCTATGGGATTTTACTATCCTATAATGTATTGGCAAGATCATATCAAAGCACTAACTACTCATCCCTTCTATTCTGATAATACACTTAGTAAACTTTTATCTGTATTGAAAACTAAAAAGCTTGTAATGCACAATGCCTCTTACGATATTCGCATTACTGCTAACGATCTTAAAACGAACCTACTCTCAGCTCTACATGCTGATACTATGTTAATGGAGCATACTATTAACGAAGATGGTCCATTTGGACTTAAGGACATTTGTATTCGTAGAGCAGTAGAATTAGGATTGGATTCTCAAGATGCTGCCAATCAAGAGCAACTCGATTTAAAACAATCTGTAATAGATAATGGTGGTAAGTGGATTGCGTCTAATAAAGAAATGTATAAAGCAGATTTGTGGTTGTTACATAAGTATGCTTGTGCCGATGTGGATATGACTATTCGATTATACAATTATAATAGAATTAGATTAGAGGAGGAGAACTTATGGGAGCTATTTCATAATATAGAGGTAATGCCAGCCTATAAATACAATACTATAAAAATGGAACATAGAGGAGTTCATATTGATTTGCCTCGATTAGAGGAACTTCATACCGAAATTACAAACGATATTATAAAATATGAAAAAGAAGTAGTAGAAGCTTTGTATGATACTTCAGCTTGGAATACCTATATACAAAGTAAATTAGAAGAGTATCCTATATCGTGTAAAGGTTCTTTTGCTCAAGAGCTTTGTAATTACCAAGAACTAGAATTACCTACTGGAGCGAATGGAAAGTTCTTACTTAATAAAAAAACGATTGAGTCGTTGCCCGATAGTTGTTGGAAACAATTCCTTTTAACTAATGATGCACACTACTTAGGTCCTTCCTCTATTTGGAATATTAGATGTAACCTACTAAAGAAAGATAATGAAACAGAATATCTAATTAACATTCAATCTAAAACTCAGCTTGGAGATTTAGTATTTAACTTTATGGGTATTGAGCCTCTAACGAAGACAGCCAAAGGATCGCCACAATTCAACGAAGATTTTGTAGAGAGTATATCTAAGGATCATCCTTGGGCTGAGAAACTTAGAGTGTATAACAAGCTTAACAAAATCAAGAGTAGCTACTATGATAGATTCCTTGCGAATCATGAAGATGGAGTTTACTATCCAACTTTTAAACAACACGGAACTACTTCTGCTAGATACGCTTCTGACTTTCAACAGCTACCTCGTCCAAAAGATGAAGATAGTACAGAAAATGTTATAGTAAAAAAATATAATGATTGTATTAGAGAACTAGTTATTCCTGCTCCCGGATATGCTTTTATAGATACTGATTATGAATCATTAGAGCCTAGGTGTTTTGCTGACGATGCTGGAGATTCTGCTCTTATTAAAATATTTACAGATAACTTAGATATGTATTCAGTAGTTGCTATTATGGCGGAAGATATTAAAGATGCTTCGGCTGATAAGAAGGCTCCTAATTTCTTAAAGAAGAAATATCCTAATGTCAGGCAGAACGCAAAGGCTTATGCTCTCGGTATTCGATATGGAATGAAAGAGTTCAAGCTTGCCAAGAGTTTAGATATTTCCGAAGAGAAGGCGGCAGAGATTATCAAGAACTATTTCAAAGCATTTCCGGGATTAAAAGCTAAGATGGATAGATACTTAGTAGAAGTAAAAACTACTGGAAAGGTTACTAGTAAATTTGGAAGAGTACGCCACCTTCCTAGAGCTAAAGAAATTTATCAAAGATTTGGAGATGGTATTCTTGACTTTAGAAATCTTAAAAAGATATCAGTGAAAACTGGAGTGTCTATGGATGAACTTAAAGTAATTAGAAAAGAATATAATAACTTATTAAATAATGCTTTGAATTTTCCTATTCAATCTGCGGCTACTTCAATACTTACAAGAGCTTGTATTTCAATGGCTAAAAAATTTATAGAGGAAAGATTAGATGCGTGGCTTAGTTTATCTATTCATGATCAAGCTGTGGTATCATGTAACAAGGAGCATGTTGTTAGAGTAAAGCAAATAGTACAGGATTGCATGGAGAATACTACGAAGTTGGCAATGCCATTAATAGCAATTCCAGCAATAGGAACTAATTTAAGAGATGCTCATTAAGAGAGTGATAATGAAAGTAAAACACTTAAAGAGGGGGGAACAATCGTGATCATCTTAACTTGGACTCTTGGAATTGTATTACTTGTTCTAGGTTGCTTCTGTGTATTTTTAATAAAGAGTAATCTTGAATTAGAAAATAGATTACTTACTATTGAACATGAAAAGTTCATGTCAAATATAAATAATGACATGCATAATTTACCTTCTGAAGAATATGAACTAGTTAAAAAGAATACAAGGATGTTACAATGAAACGAAGTACCTTAGTAAAACTACTAGCTCCAATTTTATCTCGGAAAGATACGCCAGTAACCACAAGTGCTGAACTTGTTATTAAGCAATTGGAGGAACTTAAGCTTTTAGCTCCAACTCATAAAAAGACAATTCGTAAGAAAGATATTGAACTAATGCCTTATGAAGAAACCGTCGTCGTAGAAGGTTGGGAGGATGAGAATGTCTGAAGAGCAAGCTGAATTTGTATTAAAAGAATGGCTTTTAAATAAAGTATATTGGTCAAATAAAAACACTGAACCTATTCCTTATGAGGTTATGGTAGCTATGCAGGTATTACCTCAGGAAGTTTTAAATAGAATAAACTCAGAAGTTAAGGCTTTATGGGACTAGCTGGTAAATTTATTCTTTTGTTTCTAATATTAATACTGTTACAATATGTACAGAGGTAGCTATGTTTGCTAAACGAAGTCAAATGTTAGAGAATATAAAGTCAAAGTTAAGATTAGTTTCTAGTGTAGAGCAAGGTAAAATTGCGGAAGAAATACTTCAGATGGTCGAAATGTTTATGGAACCAAAGCTTAGACCTCTTACTGAAGTAGAAGTTAATGAGCACGTTCTTGTAAAACAAGTTCACCATTCTAGAAAAGAAGAAGTAAGAAACTATGTTAGAAATTTAGATTACGAAATGAAACGAGAATTTGTACCAGAAGATACGTAAGGAGTTATTATGAATTTTAAAACTGCAATTATTCTATTTCTATTAATGTTCCTACAATCATGCGCACTTCACTATGAAACTAGCTTTGGAGGTAACTCTAATGCTGAAAAAGAAGAAGAGCAAAAAAATAGAGTTTATGAAGCTGGATCGTTCAGATAATCAGTACTGTTTGGATTCTGACATATATACAATCTGTGAACATTTCGCAGAAAGAGTACTCGTTACAAACAAAGACGAGTACTCAAAAAGAAAACAATACAATACTGAAAAAATAAAAAAAGACATAATATTAGGAAAGTTGGCTGAATGGGGCGTTTACTTTATTTATCTTTGTAGAGGTAAATTTAATATAAACACTCCAGATATGTCAATATACTCAAAAGAAAATAAATCTTTTGATTCTGATCTTAAATGGGGATTATATAATTTACACATAAAATCACAATCCTATGAATCTTCCTATAGATATGGGGATAGTTGGATATTCCAAGCTAAAGATCCATTATTTGAATTTTCAAATGAGTATGATATAATAATAGGGTGTAGAGTTTCCATTGATAGTTCTAGTAAAAATGCTTCTATTGAAATTTTGTTAGAAAAACAATTTCAAAAGTTAACATTCGGAGATACTAAGCTATCTAAATTTTCAGGAAACAAAAGAGCTGTGTATTTAAAGGATAATGATGAATAACAATGGAAGATCTTTAGGTACAATTTCTTTAGATGATGAGAGTGTTACAAAAACTGTAGAAGTTTTACAGGAAGAACTACAAATTCCTCATTTAGACATGGAACAAAGAGAATCTCTCGAAAGAGTTGTGATGATGTCTATAGCTTTTTATCTTATGTACTGTCGTGAATCTTATAACAATACAACGAAACTAACTCAGTAGGTGAACGTGAAACAAGAACTAAGCAATGCTCAAGTAACTTTTATTGTTAACCAATATAAAAAAGGAAAAAGCAGAAGAACTATTACTAGACTATTTAATCGCAAGTTTTTTACTAACATCACCGAATATTCTATGCGACGAAAGATCGAACGCCATGCAAGACATATTGAAAAAGATGTTCCTAAAGTTTTATATGTAGACATTGAGACTAAACCCTTGAAAGCTTGGGTATGGGGCACGTTCGATCAGAATATACCCTTAGAAATGCTAATAGAAGATTGGTCAGTATTATCATGGTCTGCAAAATGGGCTAACTCTCCTGAGTCGGAAGTCATTTACAAGGATAATCGTAAGAAGAAGGGCAGTGCTTTGGTTAATGATAAGGAACTTTTGAAGCCTCTATGGAAGTTAATGGACGAAGCTGACATTATAATAGGTCAGAACTCGGATAGATTCGATTTGCCTAAACTAAATGCAAGATTTATCCATCATAAGATGGGATGTCCTAGTGAATTTAAGTCAATTGATACTTATAAAATGGCTAAAAGATTTGGTTTTACTTCTCATAAGCTTGCTTACATGACAGCTAAACTAAATACTAAGTACAAAAAGCAAGACCATTCTGATTTTAAAGGATTTAAACTTTGGGATGAGTGTATTAAAGGAAATTTAAAAGCATGGAAATCCATGGAAACTTATAATCAGTACGATGTTTTATCTTTAGAAGAATTATTTCTACAATTAGCGGATTTTATTAAAAATGAAAATGTTACTTCAGCTTTGAGAGCATATGATATTATTAAAAAATAGGTGCTCTAATGAAAATTACGAAAGAACTTGAATGGGTTAGAGCGTATATTGATAAAGTGGAACATTTAGTTCCAAAAGTAAAGCATTTAAAAAAGGTATCTTCAAAGAAAGGTAATAGAGAACGATGGCAACACTGTCATGGTTTAATTACTTATTTTGACAAGAAATCTTATCGTATAACTTTATATCTAACTTACCATGATTTACCGTCTGATAAGATAAAACAATATTCCACTATGGATTTATTACAATACTTAGCACATGAGTTGGCTCATTTAATTCATTGGGAACATACACCAGAACATAAAATATTAGAGTGTGAAATTCTTACTATTTTTATGGTAAAATTAAGAAAAGATGGATATACTTCAGAGGAAGATGAGCTGAAGAGTGGTAGATTTTATAAGGGGGAGTAATGATTGTAGCTTTTTCTGGTGCTAAGTTCGCAGGTAAGGATAGTGCGGCTGAAGGTTTACTGAGAACTTGTGGGTTTAAAAGAATAGGATTAGCTGATAGATTGAAAACGATTTGTTCTATTGTTTTTGAAATAGACCGAAGTGACATGGACAATCCTCTTAAAAAAGAAAAAGCGTTTGATCTACCAGTAAAACTTACAGAAAATAATCTTAGCACTTTATTTAAAATATTAACGGAGGATGGTTTCAATGTTACTGAAAGTAATATTCATGAAATTAATTCAAAATTTAGAAATAAGAACCTTTCAACTATTAGGGATGTTCTTCAGATTGTTGGGACAGATATTTGCCGAAATTTTATTAAGGACGACATTTGGTTATCTTATGTCAAAAAGAACATAGAACAAGATTATGGAAACATTGTTATAACTGACGCTAGATTTCAAAATGAAAGAGATTTTTTGAGGCAATTAGGAGCTGTTTTAGTGTTAGTAAAACGACCGGGGTTTGAACCTAAAGATACTCATATTAGCGAAAATCAATTAGGAAATGAATCTGATTACGATGTTGTTGTAAATAACGTAGGAACTATCACAGCACTTCAATCTGAAACTTGTATGTGGTATACGGTAATGAAAGATGCAATTGCGAGCAATAGAAAACGGTAAAATAAAAAAATTAAATGATCTCAAAGTTGGAGATTTGATTTTGTGTGAAGGTGATGTTTATTTACCGATTAAAAGTATTGTAATAGTTAGTTGTAATCCAATATATTACAGAACTTCCAGTAATTTAACTTTTCATATGTCTAGTAGAACTAGAATAAAAACTGTAGAAGGGTTTAAAATTCCAGAATTATGGGACCATATTTTAATTACGGAAGATTTAACACCAGTTGTAACAACGTGTAATATAATTGATAGAATTATGTTTTTTCATGATATACTCATAGATGGTAATATCAAAAGTCCTGAAGGAATTGTATTTAAATATTCTGACTAGGGGTGCTAATGGGTAGGAAACGTGCTAAGGATATAAGAATACAGGAAGAAAATGAACAAACAATTAAAGAATTAAAAGCTGCTAATCGAAGATTAAAAAAAGATAATGAAAGATTGAAATCAGAAGTAGATACTCTTCAGCAAGCATTTAGTCAAACTTCTACTTATTTAAAAGGCAATACTGATAATATTTCAGTAGAAAAGATAATAGAGGGAGTTAAAAAAGGTTCTACATTACAGGAAATAAAGAAAGACAATAAATGTGAAAAGTGCGGATCTAATAATATTAAAGATTTAAATATCTCTACAATGGGAAGAATTATCTTATGCGGAGATTGTAAGTATAGGAAGGTTATAAAAAATGGAAAAGATAACGGGTCCGAATCATAAAAAGTTTAGAAGTTGGTTGATGTCTGGATTGCGTAAAATATCCAGATTTTGGGAACCTGCAAGAGAGTGTTTAAAAAAAGCTAGGATTGCTAGAGGGATGTACATTTGTAATCTGTGTAAAAAAATTACACAAACTAAAGAAATAAAAATAGATCATATAAATCCAGTGATTCCAGTTGAAGGATTTAAAGATTGGGACGATGTGGTTAAGAGACTATTTTGCGAAGAGGATGGATTTCAAGCTATTTGCAAAGAATGTCATGACACTAAAACAAAATCTGAAAACTCTAAACGAAAAATTTTGAAAAAAGAAAAAGCTGTGATACAATACTATAAGACTAAAGATAGGAAATTAGATTTGTGATTAGAATTATGATAGTAACATTTTTTATAGTTAATTGTTTTTTAGCAGTTCCACTTTTCTATAGTAAGGTTTTTAACAAGCCAGTATATATTGATCCTGAGTTTCAAGAACATCTTAATAATTTCAATAAAGATTCTAAAAAATATAACGTAGATGTCAGTTACTACAAACTCATTACTGTTTTTAGCAATAATACTAGTCAAGGTCAGCTAGGATATTGTATGCCACATCTTAATCTAGTTGTCATTTCTAGAAGAGCTTGGAACTATCTAGATGCTCATAGCAGAAAGCTACTGTTATATCATGAATGGGGGCATTGCTTACTTAAAAGAGAACATGTTGAAACTTCTTTTGATTTTCCTACTTATTGTCCAATGAGTATAATGTATCCATATATAGAACCGTCACAGAGATGTTATAATAAATCTACACAGGAATTTTACGATAGGGAATTATTTACAAATCCCTACAAATTCCGACTTATACCTAAGGGGATTGAATGAAATTTTTCGTATTATTTTTTTTACTTTCTTTAAATGCATTTGCTGCTGAAAAAGAAATTCTACTAACTAATAAAAATACTGTAACTTTGCGGGGTCCAGTAACTAGAGAGTCAGTGGGGGAAGTAATGCATGAACTTAATGCATTATCAAAAGAAGGAGAGGTTTCTGATCCTATCTATCTAATTCTCAATACTCCGGGAGGAAGTGTATTAGCAGGTTTGGATTTAATTGAATTTATGAATAAACTTAGAAGACCTGTATTTTCAGTTGCGAAGTATGCAGCTAGTATGGGATTTCATATTCTTCAAAACAGTCCACGAAGATATGTTACTAAATATGCCACTATCATGTCACACAGAGCTAGTGGTGGATTTCAGGGAGATATTCCTCAACAAGTAAGCTCTAGATTAAAACATGTTATTGATCTTGTTGACAAAATGGATGAGCAAGTTATTTCTCGAACTGATGGTAAGTATACTAAAAATAGCTATGCTGAATTAATTAGAGATGAGTACTATGCTGTTGGAACTAATGCCATTGAAGATAAATTTGCGGATGAAGTAGTGTCTTTAAAGTGCGATAGTAGTTTAGATGGTCTTGTAGAAAAAACTGTACAATCTTTTATCTTTTCTTTTAAAGTTAAATTATCTAGATGTCCGCTATTGACAGAGCCAGTTATTGAGCAAAATCAAGATACTGGAAAGATTATGGAATACCTAGAAGGTAGAAGAAATCTGGAGCCTTAAATGAGTGAAATATTACTAGCCCTAGCAACTGGTGTTGGGGCTGCTATTTTTTTAATAATAAAACAAAACAGCAAACTTAAATCTGATAAGAAGTTACATGACATTGAAGTTGAAGATGCTAAGTTGGAAACTAATCAAGAAACTATAAAGACATCTAAAAAAGAATTAGATAAATTCCTTAAAGAAGTAGATAAGAAAGTAATGAAGGACTTATCAGATAAAGAAATAGAAGACTATTGGAATAAAGGTAAGAAATGAAAGCTATATTATGCTTATTATTAATTTCTAATATCGTTATAGCAGAAGAAGTAAAAGTTGTAAAAAAAGGAGAATCTGTTCCTTTTGATGGAGTTTTATTTACAAAAGAAAAAGAGAAAGAAGTTCGTGCAGATTTAGAAACTTCGGAAAAGAAGATTATAACTTTAAGAAAACTTAATGAACTTAGCGAAAGTGAAATAACTATATTAAATAAAAGATTAGAATTATACCAAAATAAAGCAAGAGAGTTAGCTGATAGAGAAGTTAAAAGTGAAAACAATACTTTTTTAAAAAATTCTCTATACTTTTTATCTGGAGCTTTACTTACAGGACTTATTGGTTATGGAGTCGTCCGGACTTACAGATGAACAGTTAATAGAATTAGCGTTACAAGAATCTTCTGAAGATTTAGATGAAAGATTTGATGTCGGATATTATCAAGAAAAGCATATGATAGTCGACGGAAGTTACAAGATTTGTATAGCGCATCTATATAATCACTACAAGAACTGGTCAATTGATCCAATTAGTTTGGAATTTTTTTCAGATATGATACAATTAAATAAAAAAGATAAGAATTCATTTTATATAAATAAAGAAACGTGTAATTTAGATTTAAATAAAATCGTAGGAGATTATGTTAAAAAAGAAAGGAAATCTCAAAAAGAAAAGAGATTTAGATAAGTACCCAGCTTTAAATCCAAGATTAAATGCAAAGACTAGATTTGAAGTCCTAGATATGGACTATTTAAAAAAACTAGATGACGCAGAGCTTAAATTTATGAATCAATTTATGGCGGAGTATGTCAGTGGAGCATTTAAAAAAACTGATGATGGAACCTACAGTTCTGATAATTTTCATAAAACAGTAGACGAACGTAGAGAGTGTTATTCGAGAAATAATACAAGAAATAGGTGCGGATTAACTATTTCAAATGCTACTGGTCAAACATATAGATGTGACGATATCAGTGCATTCATGGATAGTTTAACGGATGTTGATTCTATGGTGGAGTTTTCTAATGCTTTCAGTAATAAACTACACGACGAGTTTGATGGATCTTACGATGTGGTAGAGCAGGAGCTTATGACTGAAATGTTAGAGGATTTCAATAAATGCAGAAACCCTAAAACTAGTGCTGATAAAAAACTAGCAGAATCTAATTATGGAAAAATGTTATTATTAAAATTTAAAAATATTAAACTTATAGAAGAAAGCTAATATTGTACAAATCGTAGGAATTACATACTTTAAAACTGCATTTACTATAATAACATGTTCATGAATTGGTTCTATTTTCTTATGAATATCTTTAACAGATACTGCATGTACTTCTACTTTATCTTTTAATTCTAATTCTAAAAGTTCTAATTTTTTCTCAGCTAGATCAGTTCTCTTCTCGTGTACAATTAGAGATTGAGTATTCTCAGCTAGAGTAATATGAATCTCATTTAATTTATCATTAATCTTATCTATCTTTTCTTCAATTTTAATTAATTTATCAACACTCATAAATTACTCTTCGCCTTCTTTGAATAGTTCTCTAAATGATTTATATTGCATTAATGTATTTAATATAGCAGCTCTGCGACTTTCGTCTTTTTGAGCTAGTGCATTTTTTACCATTCCAGAAAACATTTGTAGTGTTTTACTATTAGGATTTGCCATTACTTGTTGATCTAAACTAGTTTTAAATTTATTTAGAGTAGCCACTGTTGGTCGAAGTAAAGTTTTAACTGGCTGTCTTGATGCTAAATATGTGGCAATATTAGTTCCTTGTACTCCATATTTTCCAATTTCTCCTATTGTCGCCCCGATAATACCCCCACTAGTATCGCTAGTTCTCGGACCTGCTCCCATGTTTCCAGTAAAACGTAAGTATTCATTTACCTTAATAACTGGATCTATTTTTTCTTTAATTAATTGAGCTAGTTTAGGAGATCCTTCTGCAAGTCTTTCCATTGCTGCTTCAAAATTCGCTTCACCAAGTACTCCAGTTTGAGTACCACCTTTAGTGAGAGAAAAAAATAGTTGAGATAATTTTTTTTGATCAGCAAGTATATCTTCTAAATTAACTTCTGATGGATTAACCCCCATCGCTTCTGCAGAAGATAGAATTTTAGATTGCTTAGTATCTAACATTTTTAAAGTGGGAAGATTCTTTGTCCCTTGTTGAATAACATTTCCAGAAGCATCTACTAAATCGTCTATGGTATCCGATTTTAATCTATTATAGCTATTTAATATATTATCGTTACTTGTTAATATCTTTTGTATTTCTTGTTCATCAATAGAACTATTTGTTCTATCTTTTATTTCATTTATTGCAGTTTTTAATGCATCTCTAATTCTTCCGTCGATATCTTTCTTACCCGTTTCTTGTCTTATAGATGTTACAATATCATATGCTTGTCTTGGGCTAATTTCTTGAGATGATCTAATAGGAATTCCTTGTGCATTTAAAAGTTGCGGAACTCCATTTTTAGGAGTTTTCATTGTAGCTTTTATTTTAAAATTCAATGTTTGAAGTATGGGGTCGGCATCTACATCTGTAATTTTTGAAAGTTCAGTTTTTAAATTTTCTAGAATATCATCAACTTTAAATCTACTTGAAGAATTATTTATAATAAAATTTCGCACTTCTCTGGCATCTGATAGTTCATCGTCTAGAGTATTAATTACTTCTTTTGCAGTCTCAACTACTTGTTTTCTAGCAGTATCTTTTGATCTTTCAGAGATATAAGTTTCTCCTTGTAGACCTTTTTTACCGCCAAATACGAGCTGTCTAGCAAATTCAGGAAGTTTTTTTTCTTCTATTGCCTTAGTTATTGAAGGTATGACTTTTTTACCAATAGCACCAATTCCTTCAACAGCTCCACCAAGTACTCCTCCAGCTACTCCTCCAGCTACGGCTTCATAAGGAGCATCCTTTAGTGACTCTATTCCTTCTTTCTCTGATTTACCTATACCAGTTAATCCACCCATTACAGCACCAGTTGTAGCTGCTGTTCGAATGTTTGTCAAAGCCGATGCGCTTGTTGTAGGTACGAGTACATTTTTAGCCATTTGCCCAAGTTTTGCAAGTCTACCAATTGCTCCAGTTCCAGCAGCAGGAGCTGCTGCTCCTCCAGTTAGTGCAGTTAAACCAACTGCTTGACCAACCCCACCAGCTACCTCACCTAATGCAGAAGTAATAGGATACTCTTCTTCTCCTACTTTATACTCAGCACGAGACTCTTGTAATGCTTGCTCATATGGTTTTCCAGTAAGGAAGGATTCTGCTCTAGCAGTAAGCTCATCAGCCATACCAAAAGTAGCCCCTTGAGCTGCTCCGCGTAGACCAGCTTCTGCCATTGATGTTTCTGGAGTATACTCTTCTACTTGTTGTTCTTTTGGTTTTGCTAATTGAGTTTTAAGAGAGTTAAATTCTCCGTAAAGAGAGGATTGCTCTTCTTCTAGTTGTCTAAGCTCTAGTTCTTCTTCTGGTGTTAATGCCATATTACATCTCTTTTTTCTTTTTTAACTCTTCTATCCTACTCTGATTTTTGTTAAACTTTTCTTCAAACTGTTTAAGCTTATCCTCTATTGGGATATCTTCTTTTTTTAATGATTTTAAATATCTACTAGATTCTACTCCAGTAGGTCCTCCATAAATACCTTCTTCCAGAATATCCTTATCAAGTCCTTTACTAATCCCAGATTGAACAAATTGTGCTTTTTTTCTAGCAAACGTGATCTCTCTTGATTTTTGAATTGCGTTTAATATCTCTCCGAAAGACTCTCTGGTTTTTGGATCTAGTAATGCACCTTCAAACGCACTTTCACCTTTTTGACGAATTTTACCCCATAAAGATTGAGCAGATTGAGCTAGTTTAATTTCTCCCTCTTTAACTACACTTCCGGGATCAATTCCTTTAATTAGATTATAGAGTGTTACAAGATCTGCTGAACCTGCGGTAATTTTACCACTTTTAACTCCTTCGTACAAATCTTTTGCTACGTCAATTTGCTCTCTTCCTTTTTCATATTCATTAAAATCTTTTTGTAGTCTTCCCATGGAAGTATCTATGTGCCTATATAAATCAATTCGTTGCTTTTGATCAAGTTTTTCAAGGTTTCTGTCTGCTCTTTCTGCTCTTTTTAAAGAATTTTCTTCTTTTTTAGCTTCGGCTGCAATCTTAGTATATAAACCCTGTGTTAAAGCTGGATATAGTTTTTCTAATTGAGAATATGGAATGCCTTCTAAACCTGACATATTCATACCAAAATTATCTTCTAATGATTTACGCATGAGCTTTGAAATATCACTATTAGGATCTCTTTGAGCTTGTTTATCTTCCAGTTCTTGTTTAAGTAATAAATTTTGAATAGGACGTTTAGCTTTTTTTTCTAAGTCCTCGTACATGCTTAAATCGGTTTTTTTAATTTCCCCAATCCCAGCTCCCATTATAGCATCTCTTAGTTTAGCAGATTGTTTCGATAGTCTAACTCTATCTTCTTCTTCTTCTGATTGCTTTATTAATTTCTCAATATCAGATTGCTGTTGTTCAGTTTGTATGGGAGCAATAGGAGTTGCTGCTTTCTTTGGTTCTTGTTGAATTGGTTTTTGATTTTCTATTTTTGAAATTTCTTTTTGAGGGCGTTCTGCAATTGAAGCAGGTTGTCTAGATTTAATCTCTGTAGAAGGCATTTCTTTTGAAGCGAATGGAATTTCTATATTAGACCTTGGGGAGAATGGAATTTCTGTATTATACTTTGAGGTTAATTCATTTAGAGAGGGGAATATATTATAAGCATACTCTTTTAATTCTGGGGATATTTGATCTCCGAATAGTGCTCTAGATTTTTGAGAAGATTCCATCCTAGATTCCAGTTGTGCATTTCTATCCTGCTCTTCTGCTGAATTCTGTTCTTTATTTTCTTGCTCAATAGAAGACACTTCCTTTAAAATTTCATCATTACTAGGTTCGATCCCAAAAGCATTAGGACTTCTACTTTGTATTCTAGCTTTAGCTTTCTGTATTAATTTAGGATTTACCATATATACTCTCTATTATATCACTATTTAAAAAATCTTTTTTTGTTTCGCTTTATTTAATAAATCTTGCCCCTTTTGAATAACATTCTGTCCTTTTTGGATAGCTTGTGTTACAGGAGCTGCAGTTTTTTGTAATTGTTTTTGTTGTTGGACAGGCATTTCACTAAAAAGTTTTTGACCTTGTTGTTGAGCAGGTTGTTGTTTTGCGGGAGTATACATTTGATTTGTATTCCTTTGGTTCATACTATCTAAAGCTGATTGAGATTGTTGTACTGGTTGAGATTGTGGTGTAGTAGTTTGCCCCATGCTTAGTTTCTTAGCACCTCCTGCTTTAACTTGCAGAGGTGGTGTTTGTTGAGTAGGTGGTTGTTGTGGGCTTTGAGCTTGTGGCTGTGCAGTTTCAATAGGTTTTGGTTGACTTGGCTGTAATAAATCTAGACCAGTTTTAGCCATATCCGCACCTGTAATATATAGGTTTTGTAATGCTCTTCCTCTTCCTAATTCTATATCACCAAGTTGTCCTCGTACTCCACCAACTTGTCGAGTTTTATCTAATCCAAAAGTTCCTTGTTGTCTAGCTAATTCTGCTTCTTCTGCAGTTTGTTGTGTTGATAGTTTACCAGCTCTTTCTATATCTTGTTCTAATCTTTGAGATGCTCTTGCTTCTCTTTCTAAATTAGTTTGAGATTGTATGTTAGCTCCAGATTGAGCACCAGATAAAGCTGCGGCTAAAGAAGATCCTGCTCCTGTAGCTCCCGCTCCCATTCTAGCTTGTCTTTCAATTCCAGACGCTCTTTCTGCAGCAGCGGCTCTAGCAGCTCTAACATCACCTTGTTGTTGTAATTGTCTTTCTTCTGCAGTTAATCCGCCACCAGCAATTCTTTGTTGGAGAAATTCTCTTTGTTGTTTGTATCTTTCTGGGTCATATGAGATACCTTCGAAAGTTTTACCTTGAGCTTGCAGATCTCTTAGTTGTTGTTTTGATAAATCTTCAACTTTTCCAAGAGCTTCTTGTCCAGCTTGGTATCCACCATAAGCAGCCGCTGCATCTGCAGCTAAACCTAAGGCTCCTTTATTTTCTGCAGCAAAATCCTTTGCAGAACCCAAAGCTCCGCCAATAGCTCCGCCCGCAGCTTTAGCTCCGCCTTTTACTTGTTCAAAAGCTTTACCGCCCTCTCTTTTTATATTTCCAAGGACTCTATCTATAGTCCATTTTTCTTCACCTAATTGCTGACCGGGAACATAAGCTTCTGCGTCTTTTTTTAATTGAGCCAACTCTTTTGCTTTGTCTCCAATTACCGCACCTTTTAATCCGGTTATATTTTCAGCATCTTTTTTTATTTTTGCAAAATCAATCATTTTATCTAATCCAGCTTCTTTAGCGTATGCTCCTGCTTGATCAGATGCGATACCTCTACCAGTTTTTATAGCTTGTTGCATTGCTATTTCTTCTGGAGATTTTCCAGAGACTACACCTTTAGCAATATCCATTTGAGTTCCTGACAATCCAGCTTTAGAACCTGCTAAACCAAGCGCAGCTCCTGTAGCGTCTCCTCCTATAAGAGAAGAAGCAGCTCCTAACATTTTAGGGTCGATGCCTCCAAAAGAACCTAGTCCTGACAATGCAGCACCTTTTACATCTCCACTAAGAGCGGATAGCCCCATTTTTGCTAATTTAGGATCTACTCCAGCATAAGAACTAGCAGCTCCTAATGCTGCTTCCTGTAGTCCTTTACCGCTTAATAAACCTTTTAAACCAGATCCTGCCAAACTCTCTACTCCTTGTTTAGCAACTCCATAAGTACCGCCTGTAGCTACATTTGCCCCAATGTCCATAGCAGCACTGCCATATTTATCAACACCTTTAGAGGATTCTGTATCTACATTACCAACTGCCTTACTAACATCTTTTAACCCAGCAGCTCCAGCTAATCCGCTTGCAGCTCCGGTAGCTGATCCAATACTAGCTAGTGCACCAGCTTTACCAATATCTTTAGCACCTTCTACAACTCCTAATGCACCTTTACCAATACCTTTAACGTCACCTTTTGCAACGGAACTAACAGTTTTCTCAACACCTTTTCCAATATTTTTAACTGCACTAGAGGCAGATTGTAAAGCTTTACCTATCGATTTAGGTGCTTTAATTTTAATTTTAGGTGCTTTAATTTTAATTTTCATAGAATCCTCTATTAAATATTTGTTATTATTAACTAATACCTAATAATACTAACCTATATGACACATTTGCTGTAAGTCCTGTAATTTTAACTAGCTTGACTTGAGATCCAGATGTTTCAGTTATTATAAAAGGAGCCGAAGATGGTAAAACGCTTGTAGTTGTGGTAGATAATACATTAATGCATAAAAATCCTTTAAAATTTTTAAGATTTGTACTTATTATATTACTAGAAATAGGAACTCCAGAAGAATCTACAGTGATATCTAAAGTTTTAAATTCAAAAGGTAAGTTATCTTCTACTGTAAAATTCTTATTAAATCCAATAACTAGTTTATCAATAAAAGGATTTAATATTCCCCCCAGAGTATCTATAAACTCTTTTTGCTCTTTTGGGAAATCATTTGTTTTTAGTCTTACCGATTGTAGTTTCATTCTATTTGTAATCTCTATCTGATATTGTATACGATCTTACGGATAAAGACAAGCCATATAATTCATATTTTTCAAATGCTATATTATGTATAAATTTACATCCTAAGAATCTACACCTTTGTTTCTTAAGGGGGATATAAGTACGAATTTGAGACTGATCTCCTTCTCCTCCCCAAATATTATCATCACCCCAGAGAGTATCTCCGAAAGTTCCAGAAACTTTAGATGTTAATGATATCTCTTCATAGTTATCACTAATGTCACTATTATATGATGCTTGTGCTGTTGTAAAAGATCTTCTTTCAAACATAAAAACTCCGGAAGAGAATTGCTTAAAAGAAGCAGGATTTCCGGCATGTTGAGGAGCGTATTCAATTTCAGTAGTGATTGCTTTACATAACTTCAAACTACCTTCAATAAATGGCGGTTGAGTTTTTAAAGTAACTGATCCATATGAATTATTTTTTTCAGTAACTATGGTTTCATACATGATTGTTCCATTAGAACTTACGTAATTCGAAAAATAAGTCGTAGGAGAAACATTTAATGCTTGTATAACTAAATTGAATTCAGTTTGCATTGTTTCAAAATCTGAAGAATCCGTCCACAAAGCATCATAGTTTGTCGTAGTATCTACTAAATTTAATTTAGCTACTAAAGCTGTCATTTTAGAGGTTAAGTTAGATCCTACAGAAGCACTATAGTTAAGATAAAATTCATCAAAAGATAATCCATTATCCATGTCTAGTTTTTTAAGTAAACTGTTGAATTGATAAATAGTTAAATATTGTTCTTGAGTAACAACATCCCCAACTGCAAAATCATAGATAATACTTGGTGTAAAAGTAAAATCAGATATATCCCCATAGTTCAAAGTAAATACAAATTCTCTATCTGCATAATCGTATCTGTCAAAATTTTTACGTTCAACATCGATGGAATATTCAGTTATCCCATTTTTATTAACGTATTCTCCGCCAAAGTATAATTTATCTAGATGATCATTTAAAACAGCACAAGATTTTGGAATATACCATTCTGTCCATGCTGCTGTTTCTACGTTATATCTATAGCATACAGAAGCTTTTGTATCTGTTTTACTTGATACTGTCCAAAACAAAAATGACCTATCTGATTCATAGGCAACTGAAAATGATAATGTACTTAAGTTTGAATTTGTAGTTATAAGGGGTATAATTTTATCATGTATAGGTCTGGATACTGTTTCCAATGACGATTCATTTAGCCTAACAACTCCCTGATTACTAAAAAAGAAACATTGATTTGCTACAGTAATTGCAGTATCTGGAGCTTTTATTAAACAAGTATTATCGAATGTCCCAACATCCCAAATAGGATTAGTTCCCGGATCTCCTGCTAATCTAAACACTCCATCTTTTTTTAAAATAAAAAGAGATTCTCTTAAGGCTATGATTCTGGATATTTCAAAATCTCCGCTACCTATATCGATATAATTTAATATAGGTACAGCTTCTACTTCTTGATATTTTGAGTAATACAATCTATTTTTAATAGCTTCATTTTTACTAACTAAAACTGTTGTTTCGTTCGTAGGATATCCTATTTTTGGAACAAAATCATCCGATATATCCAACGTATTTGTAGAAATAGAAAATGAAACATCTTCTACGTCTTTTTTTTGCAATAGAATTTTTCCCGGAGCATCTCCAACTCCTGAGATATAATAAGCCATTACTTTCTCTAATACATTTGCATTTATATTTCTAACTAAAGATTTTGCAGTTTCTTCTACCGCAATATCAGAACTAGAATTTCTAGATAAAAGTACTCTTTGAGTAATTAAATCATCTCCTAATCCTTGCTGAGTAGTAGTTACTGTTATTGCAGTTCCATTAAATGTCGGCTGTTCACAAATACCTTCGTACTGTGCCGTAAATGTTATTTGATTTGTAGCTAGTACTCTAGAAAAATCTTGAGCTATTGTTGTAGATACTGTAGATAAGGCATTGTTTACAGCTAAGGCTACGTTTGCATTTGTGGTTGCTGCTGTTATGGAAATAGGGGATAAAAAAATTCTACCATCATTTGGTAATAAGCTAGGAGATCCAATTAAATCTGAGCGATATATAGGAAGACAATATCTTCTTGTATTTAAAGGGGAGTATATATTTAAAATTGTTTCATATCCAAAACTAGATCCCGCTGAAAAAGTTAGTCTGAATATTTCTTTTTGTGATTCAAAAGTGTAAGTAGTGAAGCTTCCTGTTTGAGATGTTATAGTTAATGTTGTTGTTCCTGATACAAAATCTGATACTGATTTTAATTGCAGTTCTAATGCATGTTTAGTTCTAGTATTAGCATAGAACATATGTCCTTTGAATAGAGCTAAGTCAAAACATGATGGAGGTTGTTCATTGGATTGTAGAATGCCTTCTCCACTATTTTCATTAGTATATAAATAAACTCCACCTATTCTAAAACTTTCAGTCAAAGTATCTGTATATTCTACATACTTATTTATTAAATCTAAAGAAGTCACTGAGTATTCTGCGACTAATCTTAGTTCGTCAGAAGGAGATGAGGTATTTGATATTTCAGATCTATAAATTCTATATTTATAATCTGCGGAGGTTATCCCTTCTGGAATATTAAATTTTAATTTAACTCCAGCCTTAATTAAAGAAGCGACATTAGAGCTAGTATTAGCTGCAATAATTCTGTCAGATGGAGATCCCAATAGTAAATTTTGATTTGCGTCAGTGTAAGTCCATACAATTCTATATGCACAGTATGTAGTAGTTATTGGAAGAGTAGTTACTGTTTCTGGTAGAAATCCAGTTCCAGTATATGAAATTGTAGCGGTTGCTGATAAAGCTTTAGGAATTCCACAGTCTGTAATGTAATTTGAAGCGGTTGAAAAATTTGAAGCTGAAGTTGCTGATATTTTTTTTACTCCATCATTCGTAGTGAAATATAGATTTTTTTTAGCTTCTACTGATTTAATTCTATATCCAGAAGATGGTTCTGAGTAAGTTCCAGAAAATTGTGAAAAACTTACAGGATCACTGCCTGTATCGTAGGCTAAAGTGTCTCCTATGTGTCTTATAATACTACCTTTGTATTCTATTAATTGTTTTACTATAGCACTAGTAGAAGAATACGTTTTTATTCCTCTTCTAGGTTCAATAATACCATCTCTATTGATAACTGTATTATTAGCTTTTAATAAAGCACCCGGAGAAATCTCCATTAACGATTGGTAATAAGTTTGAAGACCTGCAGCCTTGAGATTTATTACTTGCGAAGCCACAATTACCTCCGTCTATTTCGAGCTACTCCGGTCATTAAGGCACGATTTACTACTTTTCTAGGAGCACCTTCTACTCTGTTGTCTAGCATTGTAGTAAGTTTTCCTTCCATTTCAGCAATTTTAGCTGTAGCGTTAGTTAATCCTTCAGTATCACCAAGGGCTTCTAAAACTCTCTGAGCTACTCTTTGAGCTAGAACCATGTGTAATTCTGTTGGGATATTAGGAACGCAGCTTTGACCTGCTAAGGGGAAGTAATCTCCTATTTCTAGATCTTTAGGAATAGAATCAGGATTTACGTTGATTATTTTTGAAGTAGAGTTTACTGAATTTATTGTAATGTCAATGTCTAATATATTATGGGGAGATTTTGCTTTTACAAAATCAAAAGTAGTCAATACTGTATTATTAGTTCCAGATTCATAAATACTATATCCAGTGGGGATACTGTCAAGTGTTATGTCTCCAGTAACTCTATTTATTGATTTTACAGTAGCTACAAGGGAATCTTTTACGATGGTGTTAGGTCTAAGATAATAATAAAAAGCTAGTGCGCCATATGGGGAAGGACCTACGCTAGGATGTAATACTACATCACTTCCCATCATATAAAATCTACGAAAGCCAGTGAAATCACTAGAACCTGTACCGTTAGAAAGACCTGTATATCTGTCATCGACAGCTATTTGAGTCATTTCGTATTCATTTCCGGTGGTTTTATTTGGATTATCTTTAAAGCACAACTCTCTAAGTTTACTAGCAAGTGCTCTTTCTGGGACGGGATAGTTTGATTTTTCGGCAACAAGAGGTACTATTTGTCTAAAAATAAAGTACTCTTCTTTCATTTGTAGAATGGAAGGAACCATTCCGATCATCATTTCTTCATTCAAAAAGTCAATAAAGTCCTGATCACTAAATGTGTTTTGATTATCAGGAACCATGGCTCTACGCTTAATTGACTTAAGCAGTCCACTTGTAGTTAGACCTGCTTTGATTGAAGATGCCATTATTTTCTCTTAGCTTTAAGTTCTTCGATCTGTCTTTCTAATTCTTTAATTTTCTCTTCGGAATCTTCTTCAGAATCTTCCATGTCTTCGGAATCTTTCATATCTTCAGATTCTTCTGAATCGTCTTCCATTTTACTTTCTAGGATATCTTCTGCTTTTTCCAGACCTTTTTTAAGTCCTTCTTCAGAATCAGAAGCGACAGTAACTCTTTTAGAATCCTTAATACCTTCCGTTAAGTCCTCTCCAAGCATGTCAGACAGCTCTTTTGCCATAGCAGCTTTAGCTTCCATGTCGTGTCCTTTTTTAGGTCCGCCTTGCTCATGTTGCTTTTTAGACAACAATTTCATAAATTCTTGCATCATAAGTTCCCCTTTTTACGATTATATCCTATGTACATTTGTTTTTTTATAAAAAAAGAGAGGAGATTTCTCTCCTCTCCATAAGTTAATTATCCTACTACTAAAGAAGTAGATTCGATTATTGCACCAGCATCTGTTAAACGTGTACCAGCCCAATATGTGGTTCCTGCAGCATATGAACCTATAGAAAGTTCAAGTCCATTGATTACAACAGAAACTTGTCCACCGGAAGTCATTTTAAATGTTACAGTATTCAACCCTGAAGAAAGAGGGCTAAATCCATAAGCAGTTATAGAACTTCCCTGATCACTTCCATTACCTAATTTAGGGCTATTTGTTCCGTTCAAACTAATAAATTGCCCAGATCCGTACCTCCAAGAACTTTGAGAGGAATTTGAAAATCCGATTAAAGAAGGATTGCCCTCATTATTTCCAAATGAGAAACCATTAAAAGTATAAGTAATTTCAAAAGGACCATTAAATCCTACTTCATTAGTAACTGAAGGCGAGTTACCCGGGAAATTTTTTGAAATATATCCGTTACTTCCAGTAGTGTAATGAATTGGATCTACATTATGCCAAGTCATAGCGTTAGGATTTACTCCACCGCCTCCGCCAGAACCGCCCCCACCTTCGTCATTACCAGCATCTACAAACGAATAAGTTACAAAAATCTTATCTCCGTTAGCAACTGCTTCATCACCACCAGACGCAAAACTTCCTGTGAAAGTAATTCTAGTAACATCAGAAACTACAGATACTGTAAAGTCTTCATCTTTATGAAGAGCAAGACGACCTACGAAAACAACTAGAGACATATCGTCAACTTCGTGAGCTAAGTCAACATGAGAAGTTCCTACGCCATTAGAGCCTACTAGAAAGCTTTCTTTATTGAAAGAAACACTCTCTAAAGAACTAATTCTAACAGCTAAAGATTCTTCAGATGCAATTGCACGAGATTCTTCAGAGTCAATACCAGCTTGTAGTGTAGATTCCGCAGCCATCGCACGAGATTCTTCTGCGTTTACATCAGATGTTCTGTTTGAAATTTCTTGAGTAAGTCTACTATCAGAATAAGTGATCTGACTTTGTAAACTGTTTAAAGATACTGTTACTGCAGAAACAGCATTAGTTATGTTAGATTGTACACTGGCTTCTGCAGCTACTGCGCGTGATTGTTCAGAGCTAATAGAAGAACTAAACTGAGACTGTAAACTAGACTCAGCAGCCATTGCACGAGACTCTTCAGAATCTAAATCTGAACGAATATCTTGAGCATATCCATCTAGATCATTTAATTCAGATTGAAGTGAAGACTCAGCAGCCATAGCCCTTGATTCTTCAGATTCGATATCTGATTGTAAACTAGATTCCGCACTCATTGCACGAGACTCTTCAGAATCTACATCAGCTTGTCGAGCAGAAATCTCTTGATTTAATGAAGTTACTATTGAAGCTTCTGCTACCATAGCTCTTGATTGTTCCGCTTGAATATTACCAGAAGAGTTACCTGCTAAAGTAGAGATAGTTCCCTGTAAAGTGTTATCTGCAGCTTGAAAAGCTGATACGATTTCAGTTAATGAATCTAAAGCGGCAGAATCGATATTGGTTAATACATTATCAATTTGTCCTTGTAAATCAGAAACTTCACCGTCTACATACATTTTAGTTACTGGATCAGATTCTAAAACATCAAGTCTAGATTCATGATCTGTAAGTTGCATTTGTAAACTAGATTCTGCAGCTTCTGCGCGTGATTCTTCTGAATCAATACCAGATTGTAAACTAGATTCTGCAGCCATTGCTCTTGATTCTTCATCATCGATAGCGACTTGTAATTGAGATTCAGCAAATTCTGCGCGAGATTCTTCGGAATCAATATTTGCTTGTAGTGTTGATTCTACCGATTGTGCACGAGATTGTTCAGAACTAATAGAAGAACTGAATTGAACTTGTAAACTAGATTCCGCACTCATTGCGCGAGACTCTTCTCCATCAATATCTGACTGTAAAGAAGATTCTGCTAATTGAGCACGAGATTGTTCTGCTGCAATAGCTGATTGAACACTAGAAATTTCTCCATCTACGTAAGCTTCTGTAGTTGGATTTGCTTCTAGACTAGATAATCTAGATTCTACTTCCTCTACGTGAGAATCAAAACTTGATTGAATAGAAGATTCAATTCCCATTGCACGAGATTCTTCTGAGTCAATATGTGCTTGAAGGGTTGATTCTTCTACTTGAGCACGAGATTGCTCTGCCGTAATAGCAGATTGTAAACTAGACTCAGCAGCCATTGCGCGAGATTCTTCTACATTTACGTCAGATGCTCTATCTGAAATTTCTTGAGTAAGTCTACTGTCAGAATATATAATTTGACTTTGTAAACTGTTTAAAGAAGTTGTTACCGCAGAAACCGCATTATTTACATTAGATTGTACACTAGCTTCAGCAAGCATTGCTCGTGATTGCTCTGCAGTAATAGCAGACTGTAAACTAGACTCGGCAGCCATTGCACGAGACTCTTCCTCGTCAATTGCGTCAGACGAATTAGCTGCTAGTGTAGAGATAGTTCCCTGTAAATCGCTGTCGGCAGATTGAAAAGCTGAAACGATTTCAGTTAACGAATCCAAAGCTGCAGGATCAAGATTACTTAATACGTTGTCGATTTGATCTTGTAAACCAGAAACTTCACCGTCTACATATTCTTTTGTAGTGGGGTCTTGCTCTAAAACGTCAAGTCTAGATTCATGATCTGTGATTTGAGTTTGTAAGCTAGATTCTGCTAACATAGCTCTTGATTCTTCAGAATCAACATCTGCTTGTCTAGCGGAGATTTCTTGATTTAATGAAGTTACAATAGAAGCTTCCGCAGCCATTGCTCTTGATTCTTCCTCGTCAACAAGTTGACTTTGGTCTGTAGAATTACCAGAAATTAAAGCTCTGATACTAGATTCTTCAGCCATTGCACGAGATTCTTCTGCTTCAATTTCAGATTTTAATCCTACTTCTTGTCCTTTTACTAAAACTTCATCAGTAGCTCCTAGCTTGATAAGTTCTCGTTCCGTTCCAGTAGAGTCTACTGCCCTAACGGCTTGGTTTTGAAGAAGTTTTAATTTTGTCGAGTCGATCTGATCGTTCCCGATAAACTTCTTTTTAATTTGTTGTGCCATATATTTATTCCCTCCTCAGAGAATTAGTGCTGAACAATCAGCACATCGTTAAGTTCTATAAAATTATCTAATCCCATATCTTCCCAAGAAACTACGCTTCCCGAAACGACATAATCTACTCCATTTACTTGACTTGTACCATTTACAAAAGTTATAGATACACTTTCTGCCGATATGGGAATATGTGGTAGAGTTAAAGATTTATCATTTATATTTTGTTGAGTTACTATTACTGTGTATAAAATAAAACCTGAACGTCTTCTAGGTATCCAATCGCTAACAGCAGAAACACCTACAGAAAAAAATTCTTCATTAGTTACCGTATTAATCCAGTGCATACCTGCTTCAGGCGGTGCGGCATTTGGATTACTAGGTTTTCTTACAATATGAGGATTTATCATGATTCAAAATCATCATCAGCGTAAAGAATTGAATCTTCATCAAAAGCTATATCTAAATTTGCATATTCTCTAGAAGGATCTTCGGTTCTGTCAATTAATATACTGGTAATGACTTTGCCTCTTGTCAAGATCTTCTCTTTAGGAACAGTTTCTGCTACATATTCAAAATTAGCTGTAAATGGGTTAAATTTTAACTTCATACTAAATCCTTTCTACAGAATTGATACTTCCATCAGTCGAGTATGACAAAACTAGAGTTACTAATAAGTTTCTACTTTCCCCCATTTTTTGTGCAAGAATAGTAAATCCTGCAGAATTCTCGAAGGTTATAGCAGATTCTCCAATTTTTTTGTTTGCAATAAGCAAATTATCACTATCTATATTTGTTATAAATTTTGAAGTAGAATCCAGTACTAATTTAGTATTATTAGCAACTTCTGTACTTTTTGCGTTATTTGAAATATTTACCATAAGACCCGTTTTTCCGGGAATATTAGGATTTACTCCGGTTCCACCTACGTTATACCAAACATAGTAGCTATCCTCATTTTCCGAAGAATTTAAGACAAAGTACTTATTATTAAGCAAAATAGGATTTATACCTTCTGTGTTTTTTATAAAAAGATTAGCATTCCCATCTTTAGAATTTGATCTTTTTCCAGCGGATGAACTTGAAATTATTACATAATACGAACTATATATCGCTACAAATTTGGTATCTATGCTTAAAGTATTAGCAACTCGTTTAGCGACCGTTTCGTGATCGTGAGAACTTAATAAGTTTATCTCTATATCCCTATAGCATTCAGAATTATTTGGCTTTGAGTTATTAAAGTTTACATTAAACCAAACCATAACAGCTCCAGTATCATCGTGTATTACGAAATACTGTCCAGCTAAAGAGTTAGCTGATCTGTTTATAAAATTGATTGTGCTCTTATGAGCCGACCCTAGTTCATTACCTTTGAAAATTATTTTCATTTCCTGATATGTACCATTGGAATAGTACATAGCTTTACCAACTTGACCAGCCGCACTTCCTGTAGTTATATACTCTAATTCCACTTTACCGTATCTTGCAGGTACTAAACTATTTACCGTTACTACATCTAAAGCTTTTGCTTCTTCGTTATGAGAATTAGTAATAGCTCCAGTATGATCTAGTGTAGTAGGTTTATGATTTTGAGACATAAAATCCTTTAAATACCCGTAGTAAATGCTCTGAACTTCATAGTTCCAGAAACAAATCCAGAGTAAGTAGAGCTGCTGTATCTAACTTGACCAGTAGAATCTACATCAAATGTTATATTGGTGTTATCCCCTCTACTTATAATAGATAGTACCCATCCAGATGAAAGTTGAATTCCATTTAATTCAAATTGTTCACTTAAATCCGCAGTAGCATCTATAACCACTGAAACTAACGCACTAAAAGATTTTATACTTGCGCTAGGAAAAATAAAATCTGTAATAGAAGTACTTATTTGACTTTCAATAATAGAGAAAGATTTCTCAATAATATCGCCAGAAGATCCAATAGAAGCATTTAATGTTTGTAAATTTACAGCATCTGTTAATCCTACTGGATTTGCTAGATTAGTTATTTTAAATCCGCCTAAAGATTGATTAGCAGTAAAAGCTACAGATCCGTTCTTTTTTATAACTGCACTGTCTAATGCTCTAGTATCTATATCTGCTTGTAGAGTTGATTCTATTACATCTATTTGTGTCTGCGTGTAGTATCTTGCATCACCTCTTGCTTCTGTTAAATACTGAATATGATCATCATCTGCTAATCCCGATAATAAACTGTGTTCAGTAGCTTCTCCTGCTGGGGTGTATAGTTGAGTTCCTCTAAAATCTACGTAATTTGCTCCGTTAATATTTCTTACTCTAGCATCCGGAATATTGGCGTACGTGTTTGTTTGGAATACTACAGTTCCAATAGCAACAAATTCAGCAAAAGGTAATCCAGATAAAGTAGTGATTTCTGTGCTTGCGGCATTTCTAGCTGCAGGAATATCATTATACTGAGCAATACCCTGAATACCGACAACCGGAGTCTCTTTGTCGTTTGTAGCAAAAAAATGAACTAGCACAAACTTATTAGAATCTACCGCTGTAAGTTGCCAAGAACCAGCTACATATTGATTGAAAGGAATTCTTGGACCAGAATAATATATACCATCATTATATAATAAAGGAAATGCATCAGCCGCTTTCTTTCTCCATAACTGCCCTTGTCTAAAAAGAATAGGGATTTGAGATTGAACAGGGTTTATTAAAAGAAGATCCTCGTCTCGGATAGATCCTTCGTCTGCTGTAAATTGAGCGTGTGAATCAAGACTACCATCGCCAATTGTAAAACTTTGTAAAGCTAAACCTGATAAGTATCTTGCTCCAAAAGTAGTGTGTAAGTAGATATGAGTAGCCCCATCCATAGTAATGCCGTGTCTTTCCTCGGCAAAATAAGAATGTTTATTAACATCAGTATTCCAATAGATAACTGTTACAAAAGCATATTGTTCAATTATAGCACTTGTAAATGTCTGCGTAGTGGCTAGGTTTCCTACGTCATTAAAATATACGTAATGATTTCCAGCTAAATTAGGTATTGTTATACTTTGAGAAGTAGTTTTTGTGAATTTAGTTCCTTTAGTATAAAAACTAAAAGAAGTAGTTACTGGTTGAATTGTAAACAATCTAGAAGAGTCGTCAAAAGAAGTGGTCGATTCTGTTCTATCTACAAATCCCGTAGGTTCTTTTGTATCTGTAGCAATATTAGAAACGACTGATGTTTTATCATCTAATTCCTCAATTGCAGATTGAACTTCTGTAGCGGTAATAGTTCCATATGGCGTAAATGGAATATCTTCTGCTTCTAAACTTACAGCTCCAGTCTGAGTATTTACAGATTGGACAGGTGCTTGAGCTGAAGTAATATATCCGACAGGATTCGAAGCATCGTATTTTAAATTTAATGCAGTTTGTGTAGCAGTTGAAATTGGCTTATTTAAATCCGAAGTGTTATCTACGTTACTTAATCCAACCTGAGTTTTTGTAACTGCGTGAGGATTACTTAAATTTGCAATGTGGCTAGATAAATCGCTTTGTATTGCCGATTTTATTCTTAGATCAATTTCTTGTTTTACAGTAGGAGAGTTCACCCCTAGTGTTTCAACCATAAACTGAACTTCATTTACAGGCTCTCCCGAATCTGATCCAAAAGAAGCTGTTAAAACTATCTCCGCTGGATTTTGATCTCCTGCGGAAGATATTGTACTTTTTGTTAATTGTATTCTTGGTAATTCTGGGTGAGCTGCTGGTTCGTCTCCAAAGTAAACTAAATACTTAACCCCAGCTACTGCTACTGGTACTAAAGGATTAGCATAGACTACTTTTGAATGAGCAAATCCCGGAGCAATATCTCCAGTGCCTGTTGGGAAAGTGTAAACTGCTAATATAGGATAAGCAGTTATAGCATCAAAAGTCATAACAGCATATGCTGAAAAATTACCTAAGGTGATTGTACCTTGAGAAGTTCCATCAAAAAAATACCAATTTATTTTATAGCCAGCTACAGTATTTTTAAAATACCAACCGTCTCGAATAAGTCCATTACTATAAATATTAGTACTTGGATCTTTTACTCCCGGTCTTGCATCTGCATATATTTGTAAGTTATCCTCAAATGCATGGAATTTTTTTACGCTATTGATTTCTTCTAAGTTATCTAACCTTCCATCAATTGCAGTTAATTCTGTTTGAGTGGCGTTAGATATCGGTTTATTTAAGTCTGAAGTATTATCTACATTGGATAATCCTATATCGGATTTATTTAAAACTACTATGCCAACTTTACCATTTACTGAATTAACTTCAGAAGGAGATACTTCTATATAAATACTACCGGACCATCTGTATTGTTTATTTGTATCTAAAGTTACGTATATCTTTCCTGTTTCTCCAATCGAAGGTAATGTTGAAAAAGAGGATACTTCTATTACATCATCTACATAACTTGGCAAGTATACACTGTCAATTTTTGTAGAAGCGTTTAAAGGAGCTACTCCATTTGGTGCTCCTTTTTGCGATATATCTATTTTATTATCTTCTAAATAATTAGTACGATCAGCTAACTGATCCAACGCTTCTGGAATAGTTGTCGGAGATGGCGACCAATCCGTTGCATCCGAAGGAGTATAGGAATCATTAAAAGTAAAATCTATAGTCTTAGTAGCATTATCTCCAGATATATTGATACTACCATCACTAGACGTTAGATTTAGAGTTTCAATATCTGTAAGGTCATCGCCGGAAGGAACACCTATAGAATCTATAGCAGAACCTCCGGCATCACTAAAAGAAGAAGCTACTATTTTAACTTCATCGCTTACTGCGGAAAAACTAGTACATTCAATTTGAACTTCTTCGTAAGTAAAGACATTTACGGTTTCATTTGCATTTCCAGTAATTGTCTTTAATAAAACAAAGCTTGTTTGATTTTGTATTCTTGCTTTAACTTCAAAAGTATTTCCAGAACCTGCGCCTTCTACGACAATTCTTATTTTACTTTCGTCAGTTACGTCAAAAATGCCAAGGATTTGAGGAGAGGTAATCTTCTTATTAATCCTCATTTTTATTTCCATATGGCTACTCCTTATTTATTTTCTTAGAAAATGATCGTCCAAAATATAACGATGCACATATTATAAACAACTCTAAAGTATTATCAATATCTACACCATCTACCATCTTAGTAAATTTGTTTATTAAAGCAAAAATACTAAGGCAAAAAGATATAATTAGTAAAGTTAGCGATATGCTTGGAGTTTTGTGTATAGGATCTTGAAACAAAACTATAGGTATGCCTTCTTTTTGAATTTTATCAAATATTCCAATTTCTTTCACAACTGGAGATTCTTTTTTATCTGTTTTAATTTTCTTTACCATTTTTTACAACTCCAATAACGAGCTGAAAGTTTAGTATTCTTTTGATCGCATTTATGTCGCGCCCTAAAACTTTTACGTCTTTCTGGTATATGTTTTTTAATAGTCATATTTGGATCGCCAAAACGTACAATTTTCTCTTGTCCATTTTCGCAAGCCTTTACCACGAATTTTTTACGTTCCCCCGGAGTTCTTCTTGGAGTATTGCATCCTAGAGTATCCCTTAATTTTTTAAATCTCACGATAGCCTCTTTCTTAGTTTCTCAAATCTGGATTATTATCCACGTAGAAGTTTCATAATTCTAGGAAATGGATTTTTATTTTCAAAGTTTTCAAATCTTTTTTTTTGCTCTTCCTCCAACTCTTCAACTTCTTTACTTGATAGACCTGATTTGTAAGAACCTTCCATATTTCCGCCCTCTTCTTCTCTCCACACATTTAGATTATCGAAATGTCGATCCATATCTTTTTTAAACTTTTCTAAATTCCTAAGTTTTTGAGTTGCTTTATACCCCACCGAATCTTTATCGTTCTTCATATTATCTCCCATTTCTTCCTTTAACTTTTTTAAACTTAGACATAAATAATTCCTATTGATTCATTGCCTTCATTAGTTGAAGCATTATTGGTTATTCGGATAAAATTGCTATTTATTCTGTTGGTTTATTCATATTATTCCTCAGAACACTTTTTGCATCCAAGTTTTTCTTTTAGTTTCTTAAATCGTTTTTTACCTACGTTACCTTTGGTAAACTCTTTTGCAACTTCTTGACTGATTCCTACTTTTTTAGCAAACTCAGGATTAGTTTCTGCTGCTTTCATTAATCTAAATTGTGCCTTACTTTTTGCTGGCATATATTATTCCTTTCTAATTATTTTTTTAAGTAATAATTAAGACCCGAAGATGGAGATGCTAAATTAGGGAGTGTTTTTCTTAAGGGACACAGTAAAAATTGACCCGCTGAACTATTAGCATTGCTATTTAAAATACCAATTCCAGCATCTTTTGGAATGGCTCCTAAAGGAAATGCAGGAGCTGTGCCTGTATATATTGTAGTGCTGTCTGCTCCAGCTATAGCAACTCCGTTAACAATTTGTACACTAACTACTTTAAAAGAGGAAGAAGATATAATATTTCCTATAGAGAAATGTAAAATTTTATCGGTGCTATTATAGGAATAGAAAGAATTGCTACGGGATGTTGGACTAAATAGAGACGATCTTAGATAAAAAGCAGCTCCAATAGATCCTCCCCAAGTACTGTTTACAATTGTTGCTGTAACGCTCCATGTATCTGTTCCTGAGTTATATTTAAGACTTCTCATTGCAAAAGATGTTCCATTGTAAAATGGAATTAGGATGTCTGTTGATGTAAATATTTCTTGTGATTCAACTCCGCTTACAGAATCTCCTACACCTCCAAAAATTCCGGCAGCAGTTGTTCCATCAGGAAATCCATCTACAACGGAATGGATATTATATGAATTTGTTATAGAGTTATATTTTAAAAATCTAGATCTATATACCGCAGATGGGGTATCGTACAAAGATATTAAACCCCAATTCTCCCAAAATATCATGGCTCCTGCTATTCCTGTTGGTGAAGTTATTGGCAATAAGCTATCCACTGTTGTAGTTGATGCCGACCAAGTTTCCGAGCTTCTTTCATATAGGGTTATAGTAGCTCCCGTTCGAACTGAAAGATAGTCTTTTCCTCTAGTAGTAAAAGCGTACGCATTTCCTTTTATTGCTTCTCCTAAATTTATAGTTTGAGTTAATGATAAAGAAGACGTAGCTTCGTTGAATTTTAAAACAAAAATATTAAAGGATGCTTGACCATATATAAAAATATAAGGATACAAAAGACATGTAACATTTTTAAAATCACTTGCAATTGTAGGTATCCCTAATGTTGCGTCAACTCTAGTAAAAGAGCCTAAATTTCTAGCTGTAGGATTATACACTGCTGTATATAAATTTCCAGTATTAGTAGCACCAGAATCTCCGCCAGTGGCAGCAATTAATGCAAATGTATCTGATAACCAGTGTAATTTATTATTGGCATTTGCTGTAAGATCTGATGGATTTATAGTTTGAATTGCTGAACTTAATTCAGTTCCAAATAAAGAATACAGTTCAGTATTTTCATTTTTATAAAGAGTTCCCCCATTTGCCAAAGTCCAATTAGTACCGGGATCTGCATAGGAAAGTTTTGAATCTCCTGCTTTAAAAACACTATTAGCTGCAGAAGAAACAAATTCGGTTGTAGCAATTTGCGTTGTATTTGTTCCAGAAGAAGCGGTTGGAGCTGTAGGTGTTCCTGTTAGAGCTGGCGAAGCTAAAGGAGCTTTACTAGATAAAGCTGGGACAGTTGGTAAATCAGCCGTACCTCCAAGATCTCCTGCTAGTTTTACAATACCTTTAACTGAAGTTGTAGCGTCATTTACACCTATTGTACCAGATGCAGATAATTGAAGTGAATCTCCAACTTCTGTAATGGTAATATTAGACCCTGCTGACAAGGATTTTAACTCCAGAGTAGAACCGCTTTTTTGCTTGAAAACTCCAGATCCTGTTCCTACATTAGATGCAGTATTAATTCTAGAGTCTACGTCAGTTTGAAGTTCTTGTAGAGCTGCTTGTACATCAGTAGATGCAAGTGTACCAGATGCAATTACTGAAATAGCAGAAGCATCATGAGCATCTGAGGAATCTGCAATATGCCCTTGTAAAGTAACCCAAGTTTCTCCAATAGCACCTTGAACATCATTGGAAGTTATGGTAAATGCGGATTTATCAAAAGAAATGGCTGCTGCATCGTGAGCATCTGAAAAATCATTAAGATGTGCAGTTAAAGATGCGCTAGTAGCTCTGCTGTCAATATCACTTTGTAGTTCTGCTAATGCTGCATTTAGCTCTGTACTAGACAAGTTACCTGAGGCGGCAGTTAGTATACTATTACTACTAGCAATTATTGTTTTGTTTGTAAGAGACTGCCCTTGAGAGTTAGTAATAACTTCTCTAACGGCTCCACCAATGTAAGTCTTAAGTCTGCTCTCACTAAAATTGTGGAATATCGATCCTTCTTTATTATCGGAAGGATCAGAAGTTTCTCCTACAAGAAGAATTCCTTTTAGAAATCGTTTAAATACATTTGCCATTTTATATCCTTAGCAAGGCTTAACCATTATTCCCTTAGTAAAAAATACTTCAGGTTCGATAATTTGTTTAACTACAAAACTAACTTGTTCTTCTTGTACAACTACCTCATTTCCTTCAGCATCTGTACTAGGAACTTCAACAATGTCTGTCTTCTTCTCTTTAATAATCAATTGCTTAGAGGCTGAGAACTCAAAATGCTCAGGAACAGAGTCAAGACTAATGAAATGTACGAGATCGACTTGTCCTTCGTCCATCTTAAGGTTTCTACAAGTAGCGGAGATAAAAATATCTCCCATTTGATTTGACCAAAAGTTTACTAGCTCATCGTTTTTAAAAATTGCAAACATATATTACTCCTTTTATTAAATTGTGTACTCTTCTACAACTGCTCTCCAAGTAAGAGTGCCTGATATTACTGTTCCTGTTGGACACCAAAAATCTTGAACAACTACTTTTTGATCTGCAGTTGACGTAAAAGCGGAACCTGTTCCTGTACTAGATGTTGTAAGTAAAGCTGGGGATGGGGTTCCAAGTACTAAACTTGAGCCGCTTAAAATATTATTTTGAGTTCCCCTAAGGGCTAAAACAGCGTTTATTGTAAACGTCGCAGACCCTTCTAAATTAACCAAAACTCTAGCATATCGTCCTGCAGGAATAGTATATGAAGCTGTTTTTACTGAAATACTTGCAGGAGGAGTAAAGCTTCCGCTAGAAGTTGAAGGAATATAAACTGAAGATGACATAAATTCTCCTTATGCGTACATTATAACTTGAAATGATCCAGTAAAAGTAGCAGGTACTGCTGTCATATCCAATCTTAGATAATCTCCCTCAGAAACGCTAGTAACTGATAAAGTTCCTGTGCTAGTAGCATAATCTGCTATAAGAGAAAAATCAAAAGTAGGTAATACAGAAAATACTGAAACCATTCCTGTGTCGTCTGGTGTCGTATTTTTCTTTACATCGATTGTTAATGACCCAGAAGCTGTAGCTCCCTTTTCAAATATTTGTGCTTTAAAATATACTATTTCTAGATTTCTTGGAGCTTTGAAATGTAAAAGACCTAAAACAGAAGTATCTGCAGATCCTTTAGTCACAATGACATTAAAGATCTCAATCCTTTCTTCCGATTGCATTTCATAAGGTACTTTAGTTAATGCCATATGTTACCTCTTATTAAACTATATATTCCGTAACTGTATATTTTACTCCATCTAGTACAGTTCCCGAAGGAACTAAAAAATCGTCCTTAGAAAAGGACGCAGAAAATCCTGTATGGGTTACAGTACCAGATGCTCTATAGGTCGAAAAGCTTAAGCCACAAGTAGAAATATTTGAGGCTCCATTCGTAATAAGTGGGACCCCTCCCGAAGGAGCGTAAGGTATTTGGTTTTCATAGTTAAGAGGGTTAAGATAAGAAGTCCTAGTTGTAGTAAAAGATGCGTCAATATAAAACAAACCGCCATAAGCTTGATTCGCCATCGACCAAAGAAAGTACTGATAATTACCGGAAAGATAATAAGACAGCATAGCAAAATCGCATCTAGTTTCATTTCCTGCGTTGCTTATCGTGCTTGTTCTAGTTGTTTTAATAAAATCACATCTACTATCAGGAAGAATATAGTCAATAGCCTGTCCAGTCGCAGACTGTACCCTATTAAATGAATTTAAAATAGTGTAGTGCGCTACTGCATTGACAGTTAAATCGCCATGTAGATTTCTTATAACTGCATATCGTCCTGTAGGAATAGTATAAGATGCTGTTTTAATAGATATACTTGCAGGAGGGTCCATTTTGGCTGTAGTAGTAGACGATGGTATGTATAAAGGTGCTGACATAATTTCTCCTAATTAATTTGAAAATCCATAAACTCTCACATGTAGTGCTGTTAAATTTGCGGGAATTTGAGTTAAATCAACTCGTAAAAAAATTCCAGCGTTTAGACTAGAAAGTGAGGGATCTATAGTGCCAATTGATGCATCATAATCCAATGCTGTTGCTATATCAATAATTGGTTTAGTTGTCATTATACTTGCATATCCAGCTCCAGCTCCTTCTAAATTATTAGATCTTAAAACATCTAATTCTAAGTTTCCAGTTGTAGAAGATCCTTTAGTGAATATCTGAATTTCTACACCTGTTACAGTAATAGGTAGTGAAGTTGGCACTCTAAAATAAGTAAGTCCTAATAAAGAGCTTAAATTAGAATTTCCTAATATAATTGGACAATTTAAAATTTCTACATACTTTGATACTCTTGGTAAGTCTGCTGTTCCACCAAGATCTCCAGCTAACTTTACAACGCCTTTAACTGAAGACGTAGCATCTGGTAATGAACCCACTGCCGACAATGATAACATTTTAACTTCAATGTTTCCTGTTCCTGTAGGAGGAGCTTCAGTGAATTGTAAAGAAGTACTAGTAACACTATATGTTGCTTTGTTTTGATAAACTCCGTTCACATATACTTGAGTATTATCTTTACTTAATGGATTTATAGATAATGTAAATGTTACGGTGGAGTTATCCCCATTGAACGTGTCTATTGTAGTAGATACTACACTTCCACCTCCGCCGCCGCCACCTGAAATAATTACGTGTCTATCTATTGTACTTGTATACATATACCAGATCATCGAATTATTTTTAAAAGTAAAATTGCTTCCATCTGGAGTATAAAATCTATTAGATGCTGTAGCTATTGTTGAGTCATTATGGATGATAGTTACATCAGCACCTGTCTCATTGCTTAAAACAAACAGTCTTCCTGATGTAGGAGAAGCTATTCCACCAACAGATACTAATCCAGAACCAGTTAACCGTAATCTTGCATAAGTATTTGAGGCTAATAGTACATTAGATCCTGTAGAAGTATCGGCTGCGCTACCTTGTAAAGCAAGAACCTGATTAGCTACAAGTGCTTGATTAGCTATTAATTGATTTGAAGTTATAATACCTGCGTCAGATAATGTAGTTCCCGATACTGCATCAATTACTTTTCCTGTAGTTCCATCAAATCTTGCTATCTGAGTGTCTACGGAACTTACAGGACCAGCTACTCTTGTGTCAATATCGAGTTGAAGTTCGTTTAAAGCTGCATTTAATTCCGTACTAGAAAGATTACCTACCGCCGTTGTTACGACAGTATTACTGCTAACATTGATCGTTTTATTTGTAAGGGTTTGACTTTGAGAGTTTGTAAGTATTTGTCTAACTGCGCCTTCAATATAAGTTTTTAATCTACTATCGCTACTGTTATGAAATACTGAGCCTTCTATATTGTCAGATATATCAGAAGATTCTCCTCTGAGAATTAAACCTTTAAAAAATCTAGTTAATATATTTGACATTAGAATCCTAATTATATTAAAATAGCAGTACCTTTAAATTTAATCTTTCCAGATCCAACAAATACACCACTAGTATATACTACTTGTCCTGAATTTTCAACTTCTAACTTTATACCAGAATCTCCAAAACCTTCAATAGTGTAATCCCATGAAGATCCCTTATTAATTCCTTCAATTAAGAATTCTTCATTAACAGTTGATGAAATGTAGATATATCCACGAACAGAAAAAGAGCGTATTGTAAGAGGATCAAAGAAAAAATTAGGTATTACTTCTTTAGTTTTACTAGGGGATATAGTAGCAGATGTTTCTAGTAAATCACCGGGTCCCTTTAGTGAATTTAAAACACTTGTAACTTCAGTAGCCCAACCGCTTGCAGCTTCCCCCCAAGGTTGTTGTTCTCCTTGCTCAGGATACTCAAATGGAATATTATTTACAATTAATGTTATTGCCATATTGGACACCTCAATACATATATTTGTTATTTAAGTGTATAAAATAAAAGGGGAAGCCGAAGCCTCCCCTTATTAGTTACATTGCATAACTGTTTGAAAATTAAGCTACACCCGGAGCAATGTTAGTGAATACTAGTTGATGACCGATCTTTGTACAGAACAAAGCTTGGTTTGTATAACAACGAATACCAACACCAGCATTATTTTCCAATAAATGGAAGAAATCTTCATTGCTTAGAGGGTTCTTGAAAGTAAGATCTGTAGATCCAACTCTTAGGAATTGATCATGATTGATAGCGTAAGCATTACCTTCTTTTACGAAGATAGAAGATACGATAGTCATTTTACCATTCTGAGAGAAGAACTCAAGAGCTTCAGAACCATTCTGAGCTGTTGCAGACTTATAAGAAACGTCAAAACGACGAGAACCAGCTTGTTCAGTCATTAGATCAGCCCAAGAAGATGGGTTAACATAAACTGTAACGTCTGATTGAAGACCTTTTGCCACTGGTTTTGCAAGACCAACTGCAAGTTTCTTGAAAGTTAATTGAGTACCTGCTGCTGAGTGAGAGTTACCTTTCCAAAGAGAGTATTGAGAAGCAGAAATACCAAATAGAGATCCAGTATTTGTGATGATCTTATGAAGACCAGCCATCTCTTTACCTTTTGAACCGTATTCAAATACAGTTTTTGGAGTACCAGCAGGAAGTGCATCTACTGTAATTGTTTTATTATCAAAGTCAACTGCAGTTACTTTACAGTCACCAAGAAGATTATCAGCAGAATCATAAAGTTCTACTCTCATATTCTCAGCACCACCCCAAATTCCCGGAGCCCAATGTCCAGCAGAAATTGGAAGAGTATTACCAGAAGCAGCTCCAACTTCAGCTAGTCCCGATTGTCCGTAGAAAAGACGAATTTCAAGTTTTTTAGACATAGAATCCATCATAGCTTGGAAGATATACTTTGTAGCTTCTTCGAAAGCTCTTTCACCTGCAGAATCTGCAGCGAACATAGTGTCAAATGCCATCGCAGAGCGAAGAACCATTTGATAACCACGAATTGAAGCTTGCTTAATTGTACCTGAGATAGGTGGATTAAGAGCAAAAGCACCTTCATCTGGTTCAGCAAAGCTTACGCCATGCTCCATACCAAGGATAACTGATTGATTATAGTCAGCACCCGGACGCTTTTCTTTACGTACGAATTTGATAGCGTTAAGAAGTTTAACTCCATCTGGGATTAAGTTTTCTAGTTTACCATCGTAAACTTTTTTGTACAAACCATTTAGGTTGTCTAGTGTGTTAGCTGTTCCACTCATAATTTATTTCCTTTTTACTTTTTAAGATAATCAATAATTAAACGACATTCGCAATCATTTGCACCTGCAAGATTGACATCGCTATCAATAATAACTACAATATGTTCGTCTGATACAGTTGCTGAAGCTATTGAAGATGTTCCTGTAATAGAAACTACTTCTGCTTTTAATACCTTATCAACAGGTCCCACAGCGGCTTTATCAAGAACAATAGAAAATACTCCATCAGAGTCGTCAGGAGATCCTGCTGAAACAGATGCTGGCTTTTCTGAAGTTTGACCTTCACATACAATAATTGCTACTCCCGGTAAATCGCTTGATCTTTTTTTACTAGCTGGAGTTGCGTTTCCTTCTACTTTTACTTGTACTGCCACTCGTTTTTGTTTCAAAAGACGGGACTGGAGTACTGAACTTTTTTCCAATGTTTCCATTTTTTTTCCTTTTTTATTTTTATAAATAATTTAATCTTTTGAATAACACAAATTAAAGCATCGATATTCTGAGGGCAGGAAGCTTGCTTAGAAGTCTATCTTATTGTAATTACCCAAATATATTTGTTAACCCCTTAGAGAATTAAAGAAATCCTTAGCTTTAATCTTTTGAGCCTCTCCTTCTTTTTTACTAGAAGCACCAGTATCTTGAGTTTTTAAAGGTGATTTAGGAGCATTCTCTTTTGGTTTAACTGCTTGAATTTGTTTATTTCTAATTTGACGAATTCTATCTTTAGATACTAGCATTTCAACTTCATCATCAGAAAGAATTCCTAACATTTCAGCAATATCTTTTTTATATTGTTGTTTTACAAAAGGAATAAGATCAGCAATTGGAAGATCAATTCCATTAGAATATGCAATATAAGCCAAGTCTGCTAATTTTTTAGAAATATATGTAGACTTAGGAAGTTCTCCAACTTCAATAGCTTGTACAATTTCACTTTCCAATTGAATAGCTGCTTCTTGCTCAAGTCTTTGTCTTTCAGAAGATCTGCGTTCTTCTTCCAATGCTTCTTTTTCTGCTAAAAGTTCTTCATATCTTCTTTTAGTTTCTTCCATTTCTAATTGTTCTGGAGTTTTTTGACTATTTTCTAAATCTTCACGTAAAATAGCTTCTGCTAATTCTCTTTTTTGTTCTTTTGTAAGGTTAAATTCAGGACTCATTACAATAGAAAGTGGATTTGAAGTAAACTGTTCTAAAAATTCTTGCACATCTCCTTGAATTTCTTCAAGTTGACGAGCAGTAATTGATCTTTCTTGGAAGGCTTGCTGGGCAGCTTTTTCCATTTGTAAAGCTTTGGTAATTCTTTCTTTATCTCGAATATTAATTCGTTCTTTAATTTCTTTACCATTTACTTTTAAATTAAATTCTTCCCATTCTTCTTGAGTCATTGATTTTGGTTTTTCACTAGACTCACTTGCTTGTAAAGATTCATCCGATTCTAAGTTATCAGATGATTCACTAGACTCTGAAACTGAACTTTCAACTGAAGTATTTTCCGACATACGATCCTTTTTACGCCCAATACAGGGTAGTTATAAGTTAAAGCATCACATTATTGTGGTAGCTTATTCTATGTACATTTGTTTATTAATAACCGAATTTTCTTTTTCTTTGATTTAAATAATCTTGATAATTTAAAATTTTAGACATGTCTTCTATATCTTTACTTTCTTGTTCTCCTGCCATTTTCTCTGCTTTAGATGGGCGAATATCAGGCTCTCCTCCAGTTTCTTCGACAACTTTCTTAACTTCAGTTTCTACTAATTGCTTTTCTAACTTTTTAAGTTTAGCTTCATCTTGCATTTCTTTAAATTTTTTATCAAAATCAGATATTCCTTGTTGTAAATAAGTAGCAGGATCAGATTTTTCAGCCGCTTCTCCAATTTTATTAACTATCTCAGCAGCTTTACTTTCCGGAGCTAATAAAGATGTACCCAATCCTAAAGCAGAAGCAAGCAATCCAAATTTTCCACCTTTTTTCAAAATGTTACCTTTAGCAAAAGCTTTAGATTCCTCTATTCTTTGCGCTGCTCTCTTAGCTTCTATTGCTTTTTTATCTACTAAAGCTGCTTCTCTTTCTAGTCTTTGTTTGGAAATCTGTTCTTTTAATTTTTTAGTTTCTTCTAATTTTTTAATATTTTCAATTTGTTGTGGGCTTTTTAAATCTAATACTTTTTTATAAGAATCGTCCGCTTTTTTTGTTATTGTCCCTACTGGTGTTTTATTTTTTGCTAAATCTTCTTCTAAAAATTCAACTAACTCATCACTTAGTTTATCAAATTCCGAAGCTCCCTTTGCAATTTTTGGAGGTTCTGATTTGTATTTAGAGCTAATAATTTCAGATGGAATAACTGTCTCAGAAGCTTTTACTATCTTAGAAGATAAATTTTTACTACTTGGTTGATTTTGTATGGCTTCTAAAATTTTATTTTTTTTCATATTAATTATCCTTTATTTTATTTTTTTTAAATTTAGTACTGTTTTGATCTTGCAGAGAATCTAATAATCTCTGTTCATTTTGAATATCTAAAGGCATTGCAGAATAAAAATCTTCTTTTGACGTTTCTTTTCTTTCTTCAGGTGACATTTTTAGTCTTCTATTAGCTTCAGCGGCTGCGTCTGATATTCCAGTTGGATCAATTAAAGATGCTGCCTCTAAACCAGCAGCGAGAGCATCTCCTGACTTTAAAGCGGAGTAAACTCCTACACCCGCAGAAACTGGACCTAATAAAGATCTTAGTCTTGTAAAGATTGAAGAATTTAGTCCCATTTTTTTATTTTGCTTTAATATCTCCTGAACTGCTTTTTCATCTTTTGGTAGGTTTTTTACTTCTCTAATAAGTTCATCAGGTTCATATATACCTTTGTGATGGTGTCCCTTTTTATAAGGGTCGCGCACTTTAGTATCAATATTTGGTCTTATCAAAAAATCTTCATTGTGTTTAAGTTCATGACCGCCATGAGCTATAGCTTGTAATTTTTCTATAAGATCATCAGTGGGTTTTTTTATAACTACATAATTTGGGACTGTTCTTGATTTTCCATAATTTAAACCACTTGCAATACCAAGATTGTCCTTTAAAGTTTTAGCAACTTCTTTTCCCTTTTTGGTTACGACATCAGATGGGTTTAATACATATCTTTTTCCGGGGGTGAGATCATTTTCATATACTGAATTTAAAATATCCTCAATAGGATCTTCTAAGTTGGCTCTAGATTTTTCATACTTAACACTTCCGAGTGCTGCATCGATTAAATCTTGAGGATTATATCCCATTTCTATAGCTTTATTTACTAAATCTTTGTAAGAAACCATTGGAGAGTTGGCAATAAATGCATTAAATTTATCAATAGATTTTGGAGTAATTTCAGAAAATCTTTTGATATTTTTCATATTTATTGATTAGGAACAGTGGATGTTGGTAAACTTTCAAAAGGAGCTGGTGGAGTTGCTGGTTTTGGAACTCCCGGCATTTCTTGTTGCATTGACTGTTCAGAAGCTTCCGCTACTTGTGCTATTGGAGATTGTCCCGCTGCATTTTGTTCAGGTTGCTTCGTAGCTTCTGGAGAAGTTGTTCCTAGTGGAGCTTGAGGAGGTGCTGCAGGTAGTTGTTGCTGATTCGTCATGATTAATACAGCAGGATCTGTACTTCTTGCAAATTCTATATGTTCTTGAATATGCGCATAAATTACAGATGCTCTTTTATCATCCATCCTAATATCAATATCATTTAAAATTGTTCTATGTCTTAATATATGCTCTTTATGATCATCAATAACTAAAGCTGGAACTGAAATTCCTTGAATAAGTCTTTCATTTTCCATTTGAATTAAATTAGATTGATCTACTGGACTTTCCATCATTCCATCAATACGTCCGGTATTAATAACTTGAGCATATTGTTGTATAGAAAATTCATCTGGTTTCATTTGCATTAATTGCTCAGCCATCTGTACGCGACCTGCGGTAGTTCTAGCAAGAGGATTTCCTACATCTACAATAACTCTATTAATATCTGCAATATCACTACCTTTAAATTCCACTAAATATTGTCTATTATTAATGCCCACAATAGACGCTACTCTTGGAGCAGTTGCATAATCTTGTAGTATTTCTAAGATAACTACCCCTAAATCTTCTACTAACTGTACATATTGATTTTGAAGTCCAGATTGAAATTGAATAGCCATGGATTGTACTAAAGCTAAAGAATTTCCAGAACGTAGATTAGCTGCTGGATCTGGAGTGCCTCTTGTTACAGAATTAACTCCCGATAATTGTTCCATTTTATTTTCTAGCATCTGTAGGAAATTAAAAGTTTCTTGAGATGTTCCTAACAGATTTAAAGGTTCTGGTTTTTCTGTTCCTTGAATAATATTTAATCCCCCGCCTAGATTTGTAATGTCAAGATTAGACCCAGATCTTACAAATAAGTTTTGAGTAGCAAAAGCGATATTGTTTGACATAATGGAGGAGTATAGATGATTAATACCTTCTTGTAGAGGTAATAAGTCAAATAAATTAGAATACCCAAACGCAGTTCCTAATATTTCATTTGGACTCATTCTAAATATAGGAATTCTTCTATATGGTAAAACTTGATCATGAATTACAATATCATCTGATAAAAATACAAGCTCTCTTCCTTCTGGCATTGAGTCCGTTTTTTTGTGATACATTGTCCACACTTCCACTTCGTCAGAATCAGATTTTCTAAAAATCTGTAAAGAATATCTATCTCTGGCACTTTTAGTATCTAAAGATAGGATTTGATCTTCTAGTTCTGGATATTTAGCCGCTAAGTCAAATTTATTTTTATATGTCCTTACTAGAAGCCAATCATGATTATTATCTTCTCTATTTACATCAAATACTACATCAAATGGAGATATGTTTGTAAACTTTATATCTCCTTCAAATACTTTATCTCCAGTTTCCTCATCTTCTTCAATTACTTTACCAGAAGTAGCATCCCATTCAATTTTTACATAACCTGCGCCTAAAACAATACTTAATTCTACTGCTTTATTAATATAGCGTTCTAATCTTTTTTCACGCATGTAATAATCTAATAGTCCATTAGCTAATGTAACTTGGGCGCTTGATTTATAATCAGTATTAGCAGCTCTAGCTTCCATAGACGGGCGACTTGAAGTTGTCATTACATACATGTGTTGAGCTAAATTTCGAATATGATTTACTGGCAATTGAGCTAACTCTCCTTGCTCGCCGCCAAAGGTAATGGTATGTCCAGAAGCCATATCTGTAAAATATGCTCCATGATAGGTAGCCCAACATGTTTTTAGCTTTTCTAAGTAGCCGTTTGTAGTTAAAGTAGATTTCCAATCGGAAGCTTTTTCCAATAAAACAGAAGCTGCTTCTTTACCTTCTCTAGCTGCAAAATATGTTTGTTTAGCCATTTAAACCTCTATTATTATTTGTTTAATTCTTTTTTAAACTGAACATATTAACTAAATGTTCTTCAAATCTAGATTTTCCGCTTTCGCCTAATCTAAACGCAGAATCGCCATAAGCCATGCCATAACCTTTTGGATATGGATTGCGTGTAAATGATATATTACGTATTAAGTATGCTAAAGCATCAATTAAATCATAGTGACCGCCGTCTAAAGATCGTTCATAATCCGTTTTATTTTTATTCCAAGTTGCATTTTTTAAATGAAAAATCAACTGTTTACATTTAGGATTAATAACAATTCTCTCTTCTGCTATTAAAATTCTTATTTGATTTAACCAAGCATGTTTATTGTCTTTCGCGGTTGGAATAAAAGTAATTCCATAATCAATACTCAGGTCATTCAATAAAATTAAGTTGTTATTATCCGAAACTCTTAAAAAAGGCTTTTTTAAGTTCCACAAATATTCCTCTATCTTCTTAATAGAAGAGGCTAAATTAGCTGTAGTAAAACTTTTTCCTTTAAAAGTAGCTTCGTCTTCTATCACAACTTTTCCTGTAATAAAATCATAATAAGCATATAATACACCAGTTAAGTCCTTAACCCCAATATCCATTGAAACATAGCAATCATAATATGCAGGTCTATTATACTGTTTTACTATTTTAGCAAGAACTTCATCATTAGCTTCTGGGATAACTGCATGGTCTTCATCGGTTATCATTATATTTAAATACTCTCGTTTAAAATCTACAGAATCATAACCCCCAACCTCTTCGGCAAACCCATCAATATCCTCTTGCGTATATCTAGGGCATTGGTATATATTTCTATTTAAAAGGGTTTCTTTATATTCAGCTTCTTTTACTATGGACCAAAACTCATGACCTTGAGATCTTGGTAAAGTTGAAATCAATAGCATTGATCCTTTTGTAGAGTTTAATTTTGGATAAAGAACTGATTTTAAACCATATTTTAAATCATTCATAAATCCACACTCGTCCACAATTATCATATGTGCTTTAGGTCCTCGTGCCGATTCTATTTCTTCAGCATTGAACCCGTATAATTCAAGTTTACTTTTAGTAGAAGGGAAAATGTAGGTAGAGGAATCTCTGTCAAACTTAGGCTTTATATCTTGTGGACATGATTTAAATATCTCATCAAAAGTAGACTTTACAATTTTCTTACCTTGTTTAAGTCTAGGGGCTACGTAACATATAGTTATATTTTTTCTAGTAAGTAATTCTTCTGCAGCAATTCCTAAAGCTCCATAGCTTTTCCCAGATTGTCGAGAGAATAAAGCAACGTGAGTTTTTCTTTTTGTAGATTTTAACTGATCTCTTAAAATCTTTTGATTACTATCTAGTAAAAAATCAGATACTTTACCTTTTCTCCAAAGTATTTCTCTTGCTTGTTGAGGGGTAATTTGTAATAAATTATTGTTCGCTTGAATCATCTACAACCTGTAAAGCAAGTTGCAATAACTGATCATGGCTTAAACTTGTCTCTTTCTTAGTTTTCTTTTCTTCAGTTATGGACTTACCTTTAATTAACATCAAAGATTTAACGTATATTTCAAAAGCTTTTACTTCAGTAAATTCCAACGGTCCAGTTTTTGCTGACTGGTATAAACGATTTATTTCAAGTTTACAAAGTTCTTCTTCGTTAGAACCAACTGCAATTGAGTTATTTGAAAACTTAGTTATCTCTTCTAAATGTTTTAATTTATCTGTAACTTGCTCTAATTCTTTTTGAATTTTAGAATTGAGAGATGTTAATTTTTCTGAATATTTTTTTAATTCATCATTTTGTTTTATAATATCTCTAACTTCATCTGCAGACAATAGTTTCATAATTACTTCTTAGTGAAGTTTACAGCAGCTTTAATACCTTCTGCAGCATTTCTTATTTTAATCATCTCATTACTAAGTTCTACAATTCTAGCATTAGTTAAGTCTTCATTTTTATTAACTTTTTCTAATACTTGACTTGAAATTTTCTTAGCTTTAATTACTTCATTGGATACTAAAAATGCCAAAATTGAAACAAGGCACATTGCATCAGCATAAGATGCTGAAAAGAATACAATTCTTAATACAAAAAGACATACTAGTATGAATACAAAATCATAACTTTTCATTTTTTTCTGCCTATGTTAAAAAGAGACATTGTGTTAATCGCTTGTGTATATTATTTATTCCATTTGGAACACTCGAACTTACGCTGTCTCATATTATATTTGTTATTATACCATAAAAAATAAAGTATTTGTGATTTTTTTAATTAGTGTGTATAATACAATTACTATATAGTACTCGCAATTTTCGCAGTGAGTTTAAAACGAACTGCGATACGAATATTAGTATACTAAGTATTTATACGTATATTAGTATACTCAGTAGCACAATTAGCGTAAATTTTAAGGTATTGATGTATTTAAAAGATATGCTAAACATATAAATTTATTAGTGACGCATTGCTTCTTTTGGATAATAAGTAAACAAATGTATAAAAGAGGTGTGTTATGATTATAACATTTAAAAAAGGCGAAAACAAACAACTTAGTAATCATTTTAATTCTTCTGAATTTGAGTGTCCTTGTAGTGCTTGTAAAGATAAAGAGCAGTATATTGATGAAGAACTTATTAGTAAACTAGAAGAAGTGCGTGTTGAATATGGAAGTGGTATAGTAATTAATTCTGGGTATAGATGTCCTAGTCACAATAAAAAAATTGGTGGAAAAGAAAATAGTTCTCACATGAAAGGTCTTGCTGCTGACCCTTCACCTGCCAGAAAAACACTAGATGATTTAGATTTATTATACGAACTATGTTTTAATAAATTTGATAATATTGGAGATGGACGAAAAAAAGGATTTGTTCACGTAGATACTAGACCAAATAAGTCAACTGGTAAAAGGCATTGGATATATTAATGGAAAAAATTCCAAAAATGAACAGACTCTCTAAGAAAATTGCTAAAAAAACTGGTTTGGGAATTTATGATATAGATGCTATACTAAAATTAACCGGATTTGAGGTAATTGAGATCTTAAAAAAAGAACAAAGGTTCTTCTGGGCAGGGGTGGGGGTTTTTTACTTATCCATTCAGGATAATGGTCTATCTGTTAGAATACGATTATCAGATGAAGCATATGAAAGATTAAATAAAAAAGAAAATGGAGAGTCTACAAATGAAATTATATTTGAATGATACACAAAGGGATTATCTTTTAGAAATTCTAAAGGCATCAGAAAATAATGCAATTAATGGAAAGGACCAAGAATTAGCTGTTGCATTTAATGAATTATATGAAAAAATTAAACCTGAAAACTCAGGATATGTTTCTTTAAATCGCGGAGAAGCTGAAACAGTTTTTGAATTTTGTGAAATTGTTAGAAGGTCATTAGATAACGCTTTAACTTTTTTAAATAAAGATACGGAAAGATCTGTAGAGGAAGTAGAAGAACTTAAAAATAAAACAACTGTAGCTAGAGATGAAATTGAACAAGTTGCGACTCAGCTTCAGGAAAAAATTAGGAATAATCCTGTATGAATTTTAATATAAATAAGCTTCTAAAAGAAGAAACTGCGAATGAAGATTCGAAAGACATAACCTCTGAATTAGAACTTGTTTGGTATAAATTCAACACACCTACTGGATTTTATCTTAGTCCATTTACTAAGAGTAAACATGAACTTTGCTTTTACGAAACTCCCCAAGAAATGGCTAAAAGTTTAAATCCAGAAAAATCATACGAAGTAATTACTAATAACCTAGTAGAAGTATACGAAAAAGCTACTCCACAAACAGAACCGCAAATTTTACCAAATGGCGTTTATTATCATGAATTTGGTAGTGCATCTGTTCCAGAAAGAATTTCTCCAATGGTAATTAGAGAAGATAAATATGTAGAATTGATGGATAGCTTAAAAGATTTGGATGAAGGAATCGATCAATTTGTAGAAAACAAACAATTGTACACAGATTCTTGTTCTGCTTATAAACTTGGAGTACTATTATTTGGTCCTCCGGGAAGTGGAAAAACTAGTTATATGAGAGAGTTTATTCGTAAAAAAGATGCTATCGTAATTTTTATGGACGGAGTTCCTTCTCGTAAATTTTTAGAAAAACTAGAAACTTCTACAAAAGACAAGTTAAAAATTGTAGTTTTTGAAGAAGCCGTATCTCTTTTAGAATCATCCGATGACATACGTGAGATGTTAGATTTTTTAGACGGTTCAAAATCCTTATCTAATACAATATATTTCTTATCTACCAATTATCCAGAATCTATTCCTGAAAATATTGTCAGAAATGGTAGAATCGATATTTTTGTCAAAGTAGAGTATCCTAATGTAGTAGCAAGAAAAAAACTAATTAATCTTTATTTAAAACGAGAAGCGGCAGAAGAGGAACTAAACCTTACTGAAAATATGCCTATCGTAGATATTAGAGAAATTTGTTTTGCTCATAAAAAAACTGGAAAATCTTTCAGAGATTGTGTTAAAATCATAGAAGATAAAAACAAAATGCTTAAAAAACATTTTGGAAAAACTAAAGAAATTCGACTAGCATAACTTCAACAGGAGAGTAGATGAACAAGTCAAATCGTTTGTTAAGCGATATCGTAGCCTATAGAACTTATGCAAAACATTTAACTTCGCAAAATAGACGAGAAACTTTAGAAGAAACTTTAAATAGAAATTTATCAATGTATCTAGAAAAATATCCTAAATTAAGTAGGGATATTATTAAAGCGTTTAAACAAGTTCATGATTTTAATGTAATGCCATCAATGCGCTCTCTTCAATTTGGAGGAGAGGCAATATTTAAAAATAATGTAAGATTATTTAACTGTTCGTTTGCGAATATCACATATCCAAGAATATTTGCGGAAGCTTTATTTCTATTACTGTCAGGAACAGGTTTTGGATATTCTGTGCAAAATCATCATATAAAACAACTACCTAGCTTGAGACTTCCGAAAGAAGAAGGGATCTATATAGTTCATGATTCTATTGAAGGATGGGCAGAAGCCTTAAATCAATTAATGTCTGCTTATTTTTTTGGATCGATTAGACCAGTGTTTGATTTTTCAAAAATTAGAGATAAAGGATCTTATCTAGTGACTACAGGAGCAAAAGCTCCCGGTCCTGAACCTTTAAGACAAATGCTATTGAAGGTAGAGGCTATTTTAAAACTAAATTTAGGTAGAAAATTATCATCACTACAAGTGCACGATATTATCTGTTTAGTTGCTGATTGCGTATTATCCGGAGGAATTCGAAGAGCTGCTCTTATATCTCTTTTTGATAGGAACGATACGGAAATGCTAACTTCCAAGCATGGAGCATGGTGGGAAAAACACCCGCATCGAGCAAGAGCTAATAATTCAGCAGTACTTCCTAGATCAGAAACTACATTTGAAGAATTTAAAAATGTATATGACATGTGTATTGCTTCTAATGCAGGAGAGCCGGGATTTTTTTGGACAAATGATCTCGAATGGGGTACTAATCCATGTGCAGAAATTGGTCTTCAATCAAATCAGTTCTGTAATCTCACTACAACTAATCTTACAGGATTAAAAAATGAAAAAGACTTCGAAAACAGAGTATATGCTGCAGCCTTGCTTGGAACTTTGCAAGCAGGATTCACAGACTTCCCATATCTCAGTGAAAAATGGAGAACTGTCACCGAGTCAGAAGCACTTATTGGATGCTCTTTCACTGGAATTGCTGATGCAAGTAGTTTGTCCGGTGATTCTTTACAAAGAGCTGCAAAACTTGTCCTTGACGTTAATGAAAAATACGCAAAAAAAATTGGAATTAATACCGCAAGTAGAACAACTGCAATTAAACCAGAAGGAACAGCCAGTTGTGTACTTGGGTCCAGTTCAGGAATTCACGCTAGACATTCAGAGTATTATCTCAGACGAGTAAGAATGAATAAGGATGATGAACTTGCTAGATACCTTTCTAGAATTGTACCTGAATTAGTAGAGCAAGATATATTTTCAGCAAATGGAGTAGTTGTAACTATACCGCAAGAATCTCCTGCCGGAGCAATTACTAGACATCAAGAAAGTGCTATTGTATTATTTGATAGAGTAAAACACTATTATAATAATTGGGTAGTTCCCGGACATAGAAACGGAAGTAATACTCATAATATCAGTTGTACTATTAATTATAAACCAGAAGAAGTTGGATTATTATTCAATAAATTATGGGAAGATAGATTTCAATATTCTGCAGTTAGTCTATTACCATTTTCAGATGCAATCTATCAACAAGCTCCATTCGAAGATTGCACTAAAGAAATTTTTGAAAAATATGATAAAATGGTAAAAGAAATTGACTTAACTAAGGTATTAGAAATGCAAGATACTACCAGCAGAACAGATCAAATTGCTTGTAGTGGCGGGTTGTGCGAGTTAAATATATGAAATTATGGATTTTAACATTAATCTTAAATGGACATACAATTAATCATAGGTATAAGTTTTACTATAAAAAAACTTGTGATACAATAGGTAAGAGTTTTATTGATAAAAGAAGACTTAATAAATATAGATGTAATCTAAAAATAATTGGGAAATCTTTAAAATGATGTCAAGAAAGAAAGCAATTGAGATTACAAGAGAAGCAGAACAAACAGTATATACTTCTATTGAAGATATTGCACAACTCATAGAGTTACATGCAAAAATAGGAATGTCAGATATGGAAGTTTTTATAGAAAAAGCATCTGCAAAAAAATTTATAAAAGTTCTAGATAGAAAAAAATTTTATTCACGAATTACCGAATTTAAATCACTGGAACATGAATGTAGGCTTTATATTTCTTGGATATCAAATCTTTAAATCTTGATCCAGCTTTGTATCTTTATTTAAGCGTCTTTTTAACCTCATACGCTCTCTATTATAAGCTCTGTAACATTCTGGACATTGTTTTCCATTCCACAGTTTTCCACTTTGATCAATAAATCTAGTAACATTATTTCTTATAACGGGCTCTTTTGTTACATCTATTTTACACGATTTACATATCATATTTGCATCCTCTATGTACATTTGTTATAATATGATTAGGAGATTTATGTTAATCAAATTCCCAATAATAAGGAAAAATAAGAATCCAATAGAAGAGTTTTATAAAAACTCACTCCTATCATCTATCGAATTTTCACAAATAAATTATATTAACGTGAATGCTTTTACAGTAAATCCAAAAGATTATGCTAAATTATTGAAATTATTAACTAAACACATGAAAACTATGTTCACGGGAATTTCTATTTCTAAAATAAAACATGAAAGTTCATATTTACTCATGGATATGGGACCTAGAGTTTCAAGTAATATTCCTGAAGGATTTGTAGAAATAGATAGGGAGGTTGTTAAAAATGCAAATACTAAAAAGTAAATCAAAAAATAATAAGTCATTTGGATTTTCTTTTATTTTTTATAATAAAAAATTTTATTTAGAGTTTAAATTCAATTTAAGTACATGGCTTATAGGATTCTAAAATGTTAGCAAATAAAACACTTACTATAAAACTAAAAACAGGTACAACTTGGATTGATTTTGGAAAAGTTGATCTAATCTATTGGATAGAATATAAAAATGATTATGATTTTATGGGAAGAGATCCATATGATTTACAATTAAGAAAACTAGGACTGCCAAGTTGGGGAGAGAGCTTTAGAGAAACAATAAAATATTTTATAGAATCAAATTATGAACTCGTGGATTCTTTATATTCTGGAGATACTCTTTATGTTGGATAATTTAATTAAATGCCCATTTTGCGATATCCCATGTGAAATGGATCACTGCCCTTATACACATAAAACAGAGAAAATATTCGAGATAACTGACGATTGTGACGATTGTTTAAAAAAAATACAAGATTTACAAGATGATAATTCGTACTTAAATGAATTATTACAAAAACTTCATGATAAACTTCATGAATAAAGGATTCTAAGTGATTAATTTATTTATAACTTTTTACTCTTTGGTAAATGGAATAGATCCTTATATTTCTTTTAAAATGGCTAAAATAGAAAGCAATATGAATCATATGGCAATTTCTAAAACTAACGACGAGGGATTGTTTCAATTAAATAGAAATTATTACAAATTCCATAATCCGAAATGGATATTTATTCCAGAAACAAATATATCTATAGCATTAAATACTTTGGGAAATTTAAAAAAAACCTGTAAGTACAAAAATGATAATTTATATGTATTGTGTTATAATAGAGGGATACGCGGAGTTAGTAAATTAAAAAAACCAACGAATCAAATATATTATAGAAAATTTAACTTAATTTGGGATTAAAATGAAGGTATATATTGCCTCCTTAGTTGACTTAGAAAATACTGTGATTGTAGGTGTATATTCTAGTGAAGATGTTGCAATTTCCAAGGTAGAAAAGGCAATGGATGAATTATACTTAGATAACGAAGATTTAGGAGTTTATCCTACAATTATAGAAAAATTTATAGATGATATCGAAGAAGAGAATTACATTTGAAAACAATTTTTAAAACTCCAGAATTAATTAAAAAAAAATTAGATGAGTACGTAATAGGGCATGATCAAGCTAAAAAATATTTAGCAGTAGCGGGTTATAATCATCATAAAAGAATGAGAGGGGATAAGATTAAAAAAACTAATGTAATGATTATAGGTCCCACAGGATGCGGTAAAACCTATATGATTTCAAATCTTGCTGAGATACTTGATGTTCCATTTATCACTATTGACTGCACACAATTAACCGCTTCAGGATATGAAGGTAGAAACGTAGAAGATATGATAACGGAATTGGTTAACGTCTGTCAAGGAGATGAAGATAGGGCAGAAAAATCCATTATTTATTTAGATGAAATAGATAAATTAAGAAAAAAGAATACAGATAATGATGTTAACGGAATGGGAGTTCAGCAAGCTCTATTAAAGTTAATAGAAGGTAGTGACGTTGCCTATAGCTCAGGACAATCTGGAGCGTCTTATGATAGAAAATTAAATACTAAAAATATTCTATTCATATCTTCCGGTGCTTTTGTCGGTCTTGAGAATTCAGAAACTAGTGAAATAATAAAATACGGAATGATTCCAGAATTAGTCGGGAGATTTTCTATAATTACAAAACTTTCAGAATTGACAATTGAAGATTTTAAAAAAATTTTAATAGAATCAAAAGGTTCTATTTTACTATCTTTTATGGAATGGTTTGAAACTGAAAAAATAGAATTAATTGTTATGCCTAATGCAATAGAACTTTTAGCAATAAATGCATTAGCTAAAGGATTGGGGGCTAGAGGTTTACAGGGAACCTTGGAAGAAGTTCTTATAGATTCTCAATTTGAAGCACCAAGTATGAAACAAAAACCAACTCAATTTATTCTAGATGCTTCTGTTATTATAAGTAAAAAACCTAATTGGATATTTTAAATGAAAAATCAGAATCTACCTCCGATTAGAGTTTACGTTTGGGATTATTTTCTTTTTGATTGCGATAGCAATAAAGAAGGGAAGACTGGAGGTCACTTAGTTTCTGTTAGATCTCGTCAAAATCAAGCATTGCAATTTAATGTTATTTTAGATACTGGAGCATTATTTACAGGATTACCAGCTCATGCTATAACTTTTAGAGATGATGTTTTTAATGATAAGTTACAACTTCAAGATGCTCAAATGTGGGATTGTATAAGTGATGATATTGATGTATTTTGCATGGAAAGTTTGAGATATGCAGAATGTGAAGTTAGACCCGATATGATAGGAGCAAAACTTGCAATATACTTATTTACGGTAGATTTTGTAGGAGAAGGGTATTCCCGTCATCCTACCCATTGGAAAATGTTACACGCCGTACAAACTATAGATGGATATTTAATGTTATACCCTCAATACAGGATTACATTTTTAGATAAAGCTCTTTATGAAAAAAGTAAAACTCCAGAATACAAAGCTAACAGTAAACATTGGATAGTGGGATCATGAAAAGAAAAGATGCTTTAAAAATTATTGATGAAATATACACACAATTTGTAGATGATTGGATAAAAGCAGATTTAGATAACTTAGAAGGGTTTGTTCCATTAAATGAACGTATTTTAAACGCTTTAGAAAAAGCAGGAATGTTACCCCCTTCCACTTATTTAAATATCATGCAAATCCAAGATAATGCTTGGGAGACAGAAGATGAAGATTAATATTGGTATCACTTTAATTTTAAAAGATCCAAAAAAAGATTCTCCTTTTAGTAATGGAATTCGTCAAAATGTAATATTACTTCAAGAACTATATAAGAAATGTAAAAATGTAAATAATTCTTATATTATTAATGCATCGGAAGTAAAAAAAGAAGACTATACTGGAACTTTATGGGAAAAATATTCTGAAAATATTATATCAATTAAAGAAGCTTCTGAATTATGTGATGTAATAGTTGTATGTCATAGTAATCTTACAAAATCTCAATTTCAAGAATTAAAAAAATTAAATAAAAAAATTGTTTTTCAAGTATTAGGCGCAGAATTAAGTATTTTTAATGAAAAAGTACTATTTGAAGATAAGTCGAATGGACTATACGAAAAAAATTCAGCACTAGATGCAATATGGGTAAGTCCTCATTTCTTCGAAAGAGACAAATACTTCTTTGAGGAATTGCACAAATGTCCAGTTTATGAAGCTCCTTACATATGGAGTCCTCAATTTATGGAATCAGACATTAAAAGACAAGAAGAAAAAAGAGGAACTGCTAACTACACTCCTACTGAAAAAGAAAAAAGAATCTCTACCATGGAACCTAATTTAAATATGGTAAAAACTTCTATAGTTCCAATTATAATATCTGAAAAATTTTTTAATAAACATCAAAATTTAGTTAAGAAAATAAGCATCTTTGGAACGGACAGAATTAAATCAAAAAAAGATTTTATTCAATTTGTAAGTCAAATGAATGCTTGCTCTTCTAAAAAAATGTTTTTTGAAAGTAGGTATCCTATTGTCTGGACTTTAACCGCACATACAGATATCGTACTATGTCATCAAAGTGGGTGTGAATTAAACTACTTGTATCTAGACGCAGCATGGCTTGGATATCCTATCGTTCATAATAGTCCAATGATGAAAGACTTAGGATGGTATTATCCTGAAAACAACGCAACTATTGCAGTTGAGCATTTACATTATATAGCAAAAAATTTTGATAACATAGAGCATCCAAATAATAAATATTTAGAAAAAAGTAGAAAGTTTGCCAGCAAATACATGATAAATAATCCTGAAAATATAATAGGTTACGAGTATTTAATCGACGAGTTATTTAGAACTAAAAAATAATTTTGTTTAAGTTATTAACATGCTATACTAAATATAAGAAAAGGAGATTTTATGAAAAAATTATCTAATGTAAATGGAAAAGCAACTAAACTTAACAAACCTTTAACTGCCGGTACTATTAATTTCATCGTACAAAATGCTGGAAAAATGAAAGCAAAGAATATTGCAGCTATTATTCACCGTCCCTTAAAAACCGTTCAAGGGGTAGCGTTACGCCTTGGCATTTCTCTAAGAGTGTTCTAATTGTCTTTTTAATAGACGCACTCCCTCCTTAGAGGTGTCACATACCCCCTAAAAGTTATAGATTTTAGGAAGTTGTGAGGTGGCGGCTCGCCATTTAAAAATTATGATACAAAAAAAATTAGAATTAACAGTAATAGGATATTTGTTCACGTTATTAAATATTTTAATGACAGTTAGAGGATTTCCTATTGTTGGAATAGCTTTTGGATTTACCGCCTGTATTTTTTTTATAAAAGCCCTGAGAATAAAGGAATAGTGTGGAAATAATTCAAACAATTGCGTTACTATGTCAATTACATACAAGTTCTGATACTACATCTATGATAAAATTTGTAGAAGAAAAACAATTAAAGTGTCAGCAATATTATACAAAATGTTTAGATGGTGGATTTCTTGGAGACTACAAGAATTTATCAAAATGTATTTCTCAGAAAAAATAATAAAATTTATAAAAGAAGATTTGAATAGAATGTCCACTTACGAAAGATGGCGTTTGGTTTTTCAAATTATACAAATTATAATAACTTTAGGAGTTCCATTTATAGCAGTATGGTTAAACAAAAATTGGCACTAAATTTTATTCACGGATTAATAATTGGAGTAGCCTTAACTATGGCTATTATGTCGGTAGTTATTGATAAAATGTTTATAAGCAAAGATATTTTTAAATTAAAAAAAATATATGTAAATGGAAGAATTTTTAAACTCTGTGAGGATAGATAATGTATTTATTATTCTTAATTATACTTAATTCTTCAGGAAGTAACATATCTACAAATGTTTCTAAATTTAACTCAGAATCTAATTGTTTACAGGCAATTGCTAAAATTTTAGAAATGGAAAATAAAAATAGAATTAAAATTCAAGCAAGGTGCGTGAGACAATGAGCTATAATATAGACGGAAAAGTTGTAAATCAGTACGCCACTGTTAAAGTAGATAATACAGTAAGATGTGAAAAATGTAGCAAAGTTTTTTCAGCTCCACTTACTACAACAATGTTAGCACCTCCAAGAGGGTATATTATAAAACATTATATACACTTACCATATTACATATACGAAACCAAAAGTGGTATAGCTGTAGTATATTGTTCTGATTACTGTAGAAAAAAACATAATCATAGATTTACAAAAAGAACAAAATGAAAATTACTTGTATTTCTGATACTCATCAACTACATGATCAACTAATAATACCCCCTTGTGATATGATTATTCACGCAGGAGATTTTACTAACAGAGGTAAGCAAGATGAAGTTAGAAATTTTATAGAATGGTATGCTATTCAAGAAGCTAACCATAAAATTTTAGTTTGCGGAAACCATGAAGTTGAGATAAGTAAAAATATACAAAAACTACAAAAATTGTGCGTGGACAATAATATAATTTTGTTAAATAATGAACACATAGAAATAAATGGTTTGAAAATATTTGGAAGCCCCTATTCTAAAGAATTTGGAAGATGGGCATACGGCTTACCAGATTTAGAATTAGATAAAATATGGGGTTTAATAGATTATGATACAGATATATTAGTTACTCATGGACCTGCATTTTTTAGACAGGATAAATGTCCCGGTGGAAATGTGGGGAGTGCTACCCTAACTAATCACATTGAAAATAGATTAACTAAATTAAAATTACATGTTTGTGGGCACATTCATGAAAGTAGAGGTTGTTCTTTAGAATCTACCAATTATGAAAATTACATAACAGTAAATGCTTCGGTTTGTGGAATTCCGTACTCTGATTTTATAATTAACCCCATAACGATTGAACTATGAAATCTGATAATAAGAAAAAAATAGCTAAAGAATTAAATGTAAATCTTACAAATGAAGAAATTTTTGATCTTGATTTGGAATATAAAAGAGTAGAGTTAGAATTACTTTTTTCTGATCAGTGCTATGAAAATCAATTAAAAGCTTTTAGTTTAAACATGCCATATAAATGTACATGTGTGGATACTTATAGTATGTCAAAAAATGAAATTGAGAAACATCTATCTATTTTTGAAATTAAAAAGAAAAGGGAAATGCAATGATTTGGTGTGTGGAAGTCATTAATTTAAAAAAAAATAAAACAAAATATTTATTAGATTATGAAATTAAAGACGCATCTGCAACTTTAAATGGAATACGCCTTATTGGTCATCATGAAAGAACTTCAGCGGGATCTGTAGATTTTTTTATTAAAAATAAAGGAATATCCTTAGATCCTGATTTAGATATAAGAGATGGAGATCTACTTGTAATAAAGGGATTTAGGGATTGAATAGCGAACTTAAAAAATATATAAAAGATATTTGTGAGATATATGGTTGTACTTTAAAAATATCTAATAAAAATACTGGTGGCTTATACTGGAATGGAGCTATAACATTAAGTAATGATATGTCCGATAAAGAAACTATAACAGTGTTTTGCCATGAACTTGCCCATTACAAAAATGATATAGAAAATAAATATCCGATATTTCATAAAACAAATCACTACAAGGCTATTGAAAGAATGGGGAGAAAAAATTTTGCAAGATACGCCTTAAATGCTGAATTATATACAGAAAAAATAGGAAAAGAACTTTGTAAGATATGGTTTCCTGCTCATGTCTTTAAATACGGTTATAAAAACAATCAATATTGGCTTGGATTTTTTTATGGGTATTATTTTAATTAATGCTATAATAAATTATCGCAGTGCTACCAAGGTGTCACATACCAGATAGCGATTATATCGATTACAAAGTTGTGAGAGTGGCGGGCTCCGCTTTTTTTGAGGACCATACTATGAAGATTATATATGAATTTGATCCTTATGAAGATAAAGAAGAACTTGAGCTTTTTCAAAACGCAAGCGTAAATGCTAAAAAATTAGATGAAATTACTAGATATGTTAGAAAGTTAAATAAGTATGATGAAAGAGAAGTGATTTCTATTGAAGAACTAGTTACAAATATGAATGAAATATTAAATGACTAAATTATAGATTGCTGGTATATACTAATAGTAGGATGTTTTATAAAGGAGATTCTATGGATAACTTAGTAATTATTGAATCAAATATAAATACACTATTAGATCAACTAGATCTAGCTATTTCTAATCAAGAAGATGAGAAAGCGTTTCAGATTGGACAAACTATTGAAAATTTACTAAATGAACTCAATGGAGATACTATTAAACTAAGGATTATGCAATGACACATAAAGAAGTTGACCTAGTTCAAAAAATAGGATGTTCTGCATTTAGTATTTATAGCTTTCTTAAAACATTTCCTAGAAGTTCTAATAGAGATGTTCAATTAAATTTAAACATATCTATGCCAACTCTAAGAAAATCTCTTCAGAGACTTGAAGAAACTGGTATTATTAAAAGAAATGTTGAGAAAAATAATACTAGAGAAGTAAAGGTACTTCCTGAGAATGAATGGATGATGTGAAATGAAAGTAGGATATTACATTACTCATACCGATAACTTAGGTATCGTATACTCTGAAAATCTCGTATTCTATTATTGTGATGTTTCTCGTAAGTGGAGATATTTCTGCATTGAAACTCTAGAGGATCTCTACACTAGCGTAGGTAGCTGGACATTTCTAGAAGCACTGTAAGAAAATTTATATTGTGAAATAAATTTCATGGCTCGCCCCTTGGCGAGGACTATTCTCGAAGGAGTGAGTAGACATGAGTATATCTGAAGCTGTATTATTTTTAGTAATTTTAAGTGTAGTGGTTGGAGTGTATCAAGGCTAGTGCATAGATTATTATTTTCAAATAAACTGTGCTAAACTAATTATACGTATTCGGAAATTCCTAATAACTGGAGTGCATAAATGAACGATAACGACATGGTGGAATATTTAAGATGGGAAGAATCATTTTATACGGCGGGGTATGAATCTACACAAAAAGAATTGGAAAAACTCCGAGCTGAAAATGCAAAGTTAAAAGAGTGTGCTAAGTTTTATGCTGATCAAAGTAATTGGCAAAAAAACTTTGGGAGTCCTCTAGAATCAAACGCTAGAAAAATAAAAAACGATGACCTTTGGATGGATGAATCTCGAACTCCAACTGGAGGAAAACTTGCCAGACAAGTACTAAAAGAATTGGAGGACTGACCCGATTAGAGTAATTATTCAGGTCATGCGCATAATGAACGATAAAAACAAAGAAGATTATGAAAAATCAATAAGCAAGACTGGCGAGTCTTATGAAACTTGGATGGGGATTGATGAGGTTTATTGTTAAAAGCGTATAAAACTAAACTATACTAAAGGGGTTATAAAATAAAAGAAATTGAGAAACTTGAATTAATGTTAAACGAACTTAAGAATAAATTTCACGATCAAGAAAGAAGACTTGAAGTATTGGTCGAAAGTAATAAAACAATAGAGACAGAAATAAAGCTTGTAATAAACGAAATTCAGGAGATATTAAATGATTAATTGGAATAAATGGGATCCAGCTTGTGTTGATGATTTAAGCGATGAATTAACAAATCAGACATATGTAATGAGCCCAAATTATAATCATGAAAAACTTGCATCAAAAGTTGAGCTTGCGTTGTTTATTATGAAAGACAACGAATGGCATAATGATGAAGGCTCTATTCAATACCAGGTCTATAAAATATTAGAGAAAGCAATTGAAGAACTATAAATCTAATAAGCCATGTATAGTTTGCGGACAGAATGGCGAGAACATGACGACCTACCATCATGGAAGCTACTACTATGAAGAATTTAGATGCGAGATTTGTGACGAAATACATGAGCAAAAACTTTTAGAGTTTCGTCTTGAGTACATTAAAGAACTAGAATGATATTAAAACTTATCGTGCAGGAGAAAATATGAGTGAAGCAATAGCAAAATGTTGTAACGAGGGATGTAGTGAACCTAAAAGAAAAAACAAGTTGTTTTGTGACCATCACTACATCATGGAGCTAGAAGGCAAAATTGAATGGGCAAAAGACAAGGTTTTTGATTACGAAAAACAGACCATTCCAGAGATGGATGAGAAACTGAAAGTTACTATTAAAGCACTGGACTCCATAGCTGACAGGTACTTTGATCTTCCCCCAGAAATGAGAATGCAAAAAGGTATCAAGGAGAGCAAAGAGTCACTAACAGCGAAGGCTGCGCTTAAATTAATTGGAGCACGATAAGCTAAATTAACGTGTAAACTATCGCACCCATTTTGGGTGTTTGGGTGTCAAAAGTAACAACTAACCGAGGATAAGTATGAGTACAGAGAAACCAAGAAGATTCGATGCTTATTATTTTGGCTTTGAACCTACAGGCGTTGAAGAAATTGATAAAATATTGTCCGCAATCTGTTTTGCCGGTAAGGGTTATCATCATACACAAGACTGGGGAGAAGAGAAAGACGATTATGGAGACTACAAGGGTGGAAGTTATATTATGTGGATTCAAAACTCTGCCAACGAAGCCGCTGAAAAGTTCAAGAAATTAAAGGACTCATCCAATGACTAAAAACAGCGACGAGATGGAGTTTGAATCTTACGAGAAATGGAGCAGGGAATACTTTGGTCACGGTATGCCGCCTAGTCAGTCATATTACGAAAGCACCATGAGTGCTTTTCATGCTGGCATTGCTCACGTAAAGAAAGCAAAGATTCAAACAAATGACTACGTTGAGACAATTGATGGCGATGATTTTAACCCAGCGGCGAACAATTTAACTTATGGGTCAAGGTATAGGAAACCAGCAAAAAAGAAAAAAGTTACCCAAACTGGTGAGGCATATTCGTGTTGGATGAATGGAAATGATGAGGTTTTTGTTTAATAAGGAGGTATAAAATGGACGAAATTGAAAAACTTGAATTAATGTTAAACGAACTAAAGAATAAATTTCACGATCAAGAAAGAAGACTTGAAGTATTGGTCGAAAGTAATAAAACAATCGAGACAGAAACAAAGCTAATAATTAAAGAACTACAGGAGTTATTAAATGATTAATTGGAATAGATGGGATCCAGCTTGTATTGATAATTCTGAAGATTTACCAAATCAGTCATATGTAATGAGTCCAAATTATAATTATGAAAAACTTGTGTCAAAAGTAAAGCTTGCATTATTTATTATGAAAGACAATGAATGGCACAATGACGAGGGTTCTATAGAACACCAAGTCTATAAAGTATTAGAGAAAGCCGTTCAAGAATTATAAATCTAAAAACCGTATAACTAATACAAATAGACAATTTTGTATTAAATAAAGGTGTTTTATGGAAGAACTAAAACTATTTTTACAAGAACACCCACATCTCCAAACGCTCCAAAATCGTCTAGAACGAGAGATGGACTCTGTACCTGACGAATATAGGCTAATGGTATTAGCAAAGTATATGGTGATAAATTTGGAAGAGCTAGAGATTGAATTGCGATTACTAGAGCTACTTGTAAGAAAGACTATATAGTAATTCTTACACTAGTGCATAGACTGGATTACTTCTTAATTTTTTCTAGGACCTTTCGCATTTTAGATTCTGGATTCATATATTCGTAGTTATAATTAGAATCCCAATAATAACCATCTTCAAAATCTCTACTAGTATCTTTTTGTTTAGGTTGGTATGAAGTAGGTTCCGATGGTACAGATATTCTATTTCTAAATACTGGTCTTTGAGAAGGTTCTGTAGCTTTACCTGTTTGTAAGTATTCACGTAAGGTTCTATATGGCACAGTATGGATCTTATCGTCAATTTCGAATGCTGGTAGTTTATCAGGATCTTTGTCGTATCCTTTTTCAATAAACTCATCCTGAGCTTTCTTTATTTCAGATTGATCGATCCTGTCTAGTATATCTTGTAGTTTACCCATATCAACATTTGTTTACATATGACCAGTGCATAGACTACTTAAGCTTCTTTTTAAATAACTGATCTACAAGTTCTTTATTATCTTCTGTTTTAAGCAAATCTCTAAGTCGAGAGTAGGCTCTATCTTTAGCCGCCGGAGAATTTATATATGATTCTTTTGCTTTTAACTCTGCCTTCATTTCTTCAGGCATGTACATAGATTCCTTATTCTTTTTTATTCCCTCTGCGGATTTCTCCATCCCTTTATAGTAATCCATTCCACTAATTGGAAGAGGGTTTAATTCCTCTGACCCAGCATATGCTAAAGCAAGTGGGGCTGGTAATCCTCCCTCTTTGGCTTCGGCATAATTGGACGCTGCTGCAGCAAGGGGTACTCCAATCTTACCTACGGTTTTTAATATAGGAACTAAGCTTCTTAATACTTTCCCAGTAGTAAGATTTTTAAATCCGTATGAACTAGGTCCAAATCCAGACGTCTTTTTTTCCTATATTTCTCATACCCTCTCTGTTCTAATAGATCGTTAGCTGCTGACATACGAGCATATCGTTCATCGGCAAGTTCTGCTAATTTCTTTTCTTGTTCTGGGGTATATTTACGTTTAACTGAATAATCGCTATAATCAGACTCATCAATAGGAGCAGATTTTGTAATGAAGACTTCATCTTGACTAGGAGAGCCTAGACTTTTAAATTCATCGTATACATTTTTATCGCTCCACTTAGAACGATTTTTCATATACTCTTCTTTTATTTTTTTCTTAAGTTCGTCATCCATACAGACCTCTTTATAAATACATTTGTTTAGGTACGGAGTGCATAGATTACTTAAGCTTCTTAGCTTGATCTACTAAATTACTTAACCCTGAGGCAGGAGTCTTCATTGCTTCTCTTTGCTTTCTTAGAAGTTCTGCCTGTCTATAGAACTCGTCATCCATTTCTTGTTGGGTAATTCTTTCCAAGGATCTTGGGTTTGAAGATCCGCTTTTTGTAGGATCTATCGCTAAAGCCGCTTTTCTTTGTCTACTAGCAGCATCTTCCCGAGCTTGCTCTATAGGAGTTTTCTTCTTTTTGTACCTAGCCATCATATCAACTTGATCGGGCTTACCGGGAATAGGTCTTTGTGGCTCTAAATCAAGAGGTCCTTTAATACCAAACTCGTCATCATTACTACTATCTGGAATATCTGCAGCAAAACCCGGATCAATAGCTTTTCTCTCTGACTGGTCATACCCTAGCATTTGACGAAGACGCTGCTCTCTTTCAGAAGGGCTAATTACTTCAGGTTCCTGCTTTACAAGTTTACGTTTAATTTTACTAAATACGTCATCCATACACACCCCTTTATAAATACATTTGTTCATAGTGTAAACAACATCACCCACAATGAGCTACTGGGTGCAGAAGTTTACATAAGGTAGTGCATAGATATATAAACACCAATTCTGGCGGAGATACAGTAACCCAAATTCGTTGACGCGTACACCCACGTGGGGGGGGGGTGGGCGCACAGGCACGCGGGCACACACGCGCACACGCATACGCGCACACATGCACACGCATCGCGACATGCGCACACGCGTCACGTACGCGCGTCACGCACACGCACACACACGTAG